CCTTGGCCACTGATACGGGAGCGCATAGCCCAATGCCAGCCGGCCGGCCTAGCACGTTCAATCAAGAGATCTTCGACGAAATCTGCGAGCGGCTCGCAGACGGGGAATCGCTACATGGCATTTGCGGTCCCGATAGACCGGAGGGTTGGCCAGACCGTCGAACGATTAGGGCATGGCGCGCCCTTCGCCCCGAAATCGACGCCCAATATGCGCGCGCCAAACAGGCCCAAGCCGACTATTACGCTGACGCCATCCTGGCCGAAGCGTACAGCGCCGACGAATCGCGGATTCAGTCGGCGCGCCTCCGAGTCGACGCGCTCAAGTGGCAGGCAAGCAAGCTTAACCCCGCGCGTTGGGCCGATAACGTCCGGCTGACGGGTGGCGACGGCGCCGGCGCCGTGCAAGTCGACGTGACGGCAAAGAGCGCCCTAGTCGACGGGATCCTTGACGCAATGAAAAAGGCGCCCGGCGGTTAAACCGGGCGCCCCTTGGCGCTTCCTGCTAGGTGCCGGCGTCTAGGCGAATTGCTCCGCCATAGCGGCCCCAAACAAGGCGCACATGACGTCGCGGCAGTCCGCCAGATAGACCGATTCAGGCTCAACCCATTCGGCGCCCTCAGCGTCACAGTCGCAAGGCTCGCACGTCTCGGGGTCCATCCAATAGCCTTCAGGTTCCGGGCCGAACGACACAAGCCCGGCGTCAAGGTCCACAAAGACGTCTGAGACGTTATCCGCCACCCATGCGCGGAAATGGTCCGCAAGCGGCCCGAACGTCTCAGCGACGGAATAGCCCTCGCCTTCAAGGTCGCTGTATTCCGTCGCGTAATCGTCAACCGTGAAGCCTTCAAAGCCTTGCGGCCCGATACGGGAGAACGTCGGCCCGTGATAGAGGTCATAACGCAATGCCGCCGCCGCGGCTTCCACATGATCAGGGAGGCGGATAGCGTCCCGAATAAGAGCGTCAATCTTGTCGCGCATAGCCTTGTGCTCCAATGCAGCTAGGCCACCACGGCCCGGCGTCTCAGTCACCAGACACTATCTAGGCGGCCGCCGCAAGCGGTTACTTGTATGCCGCAACGTGCGGCGGATTGTCGCACCTAGCTGGCGAGCGGTTGCTCCTTATAGATGCACGCGAGGCGGGCGCCCGGCGCGTGGCGCACGACACTATGCCGCAGGCCAAGAGGCTTGACGGCCAGGGCGCGCCGGGCTAGTGTCTTGGGGCTGGCAGGGCCTTTGGCCCGGACCCCTATACCCCAATTGGGAATGGCGGACGGGTGCTTGTAGGGCTTGCCGCAATTTTTTAGCAGCCCACCCCTAGAGGGCTAACAAGGAGACAACAACATGCCATACACACCCGTGCCGGTAGTCACGCCGGTCATCATCTCGTCCCGACGCTGCGAGACGCAACCCCCGACGCCGCCCAGCCCGACGGAAGTAATGGCCGCCAAGGTCGCCACGCTCTCGTTCCTGGCCCTCATGGCGCTGGTTGTTGCGATCATGCTGGCGTCAGCGGTGGTCGAAATCCGAGACGAGGGTTGGGGCTGGACGTCTCTGTTCTTGCTGTGCACCGCGGTCATCATGGCGGTCGCGGTGGCCGCCCTCAGCGTGCTGGTGCTGGCATGAGCAAGCCCGACGCACCCAGCACCCCGCCCCTATCTGGCGCCGTCTGCCTCTTCCTCCACCCTGAGCCGGGCGACTACGAGTCGCGCAAGGCCATCCGTGCTCGCTACGACGCCGGCTCCATGACGATCACGAAAGGCCCGGCGCTGGCCGCCTGGTTGGCCGAAGCGCCTGAAGATCCCCGCCAGAACGTCCGCGACGCCTTTCTGGCGTTCATGGCCCGGTGGCTCGTCGTGGATTCCGACGCCGACATCCCGACCGTCGTTGGTCGGACGCAAGTGGAGGACTGACCAGATGCCAGACGTCCCCGACGACTACTGGCTCCGCCGCGCCGGCGTGTTCACTGAAGAGGACGACGACGGCTGGATCCCGCACGACGGCGGCGCCTGCCCCGTGGCGCCTGACACCTTCGTACAGGTCGACCTCGGCGATGTCACCCTCGACCCGAACCGCGCGTCCGAGTTCGAGTGGCACAAGGTGCAGGAATACCGCGTGATATCCAGCGAGGAGTTCCTGGCCGGCGCGTTCGGCTACCCGCTTGGCTACGACGAGGACGACCTCGACACCGAGCAGCCCGACTCACCCAACGACCACTACCGCCAGGGCGATATCGAGTGCATCGACGCGATCCGCGCGGCCCTGACCGACGAGGAGTGGCGGGGCTACTGCAAGGGTAGCATTATAGGCTACATCTGGCGCGAGAGGCACAAGGGCGGCGATGAAGACCTCATCAAGTCGCAAGATTTTTTGCGCTGGGCAGTGGCGGGCAAAGCGGAGGGCAAGCGATGACCGAGAAACTGACCGGCCCGGACCTGGACAAGGCCCGCTGGCTGCGGGCCGACCGAACCCACCCCGACAACTATGCCTGCGCGGGGATTGAAGCGGCGCGCCTGGCGCGGGTGGGCTGGCAGCCCGGAGCCTCGTGGGAGGAAGAAGCGCGAGCCCTGTTTGAGGATATCCGCGCCAACTACCGAGGCTGCTCGCCCGGCAGCCGTGAAGAGAACCTCTGGCATCGGATCAGCATCTTGCTCGGAGATGGACCGGAATGAAACCTGAAGAACTGGACAAGGCCACGGCGGATGAGGCGTGGAGGATAATGGAGGAGGGGCAGGACGTCGCCGTCATCGCCGCCCGCCTAGCCCGCGAAGGCTATAGGCCGCCGGAGCCGGTTGACCCGGATGTGCTGGTGGTGCGGGAAATCGTGGCGAAAGTGTTTGACGAAAAGGGCTGGCGTGACGCTGCGGGCGAAGCGCGTAAAGGCCAGACGGATAAAGGGGCTACGCTCCTCGCCGCCTTCGACGCCTACAAAGCCGGTCGAGAGCAAGAGCAGGAACGGGCGAAGGTGCTGGTTGAACCTGCCGAGGCAATCGTCAACCGCGCCGTGCACGGGACGGGCTCCAATGGCGCCCGCTGGGTCCACATTGTCAAAGCCGCCCGGCGGTTGGAGAAGGGCCTGACAGCCTACAAAGCCGGAAAGGCCGCACCATGACCGACTGGCTCGAACACACAACCGACACCTGCCCTGTAGACCCGGAGACGGTGGTGGAGGTTCGGCTTCGTGGCGACTACGTGCGGCCTGCGGATAAAGCTGGTGACATGGATTGGGGCAGCTTTTGGGTGGCGTCCTTCAGGCCGCCGCTTGGTTCGCCGATACAGCATCCGCTTGACGTCACCCACTACCGCATCATCACCCCCGCCAAGCCCCCGGAGCCTGAGATGACCAAGACCCACGAGGAAGATGAAGCCTACCTTGAGGAAGCGCGGCGGCAGGCCGACCGCGAATACTCCGCATACAAGCGCGGCTTTGAGGCGGCGACCAAGCCCGAACCCGACCTCATCACCCTGCGTCTGGAGTGCATGAAGATGGCTGTGAGCCATTTCAGCATCCTTGATCGCGAGCAGGCCGCAGACCGCCTCCTCCACTACGTCCTCAACGGATCGGTGGACAAGGCGTGAGGCTTGGGGCATAGAAGGCGACAAGGTCTTCGCGAGCGTTCGGACGCCTTGCTGGCTTAAGAGCCTTTGGGCTTGGGCGGGGTTTACGTCGCAAAGCGGGGGCGCACTGTCAGCGCCGGGCGGGGTTCGCTCCCGCCAAGACCCCGTTCCACCCTCACGGCTTCGGGCGTGAGTCGCAGGGCCGGGGGAAACCTCGGCCCTTGCTTTTTGCGCTATCCAGCTTGCCCACACGCTCAGGTGTGCGGCCATGCGATAGCTACGACGTATAACCTTCAGATTATGCGCTAGGCCTGCGGATATAACTTGTGGCTCATGAAACCCCGATCCGTGAGCCACAAGCCGGTTTGCGTGTCATGCGTGAGCCACAAGCCCGTTGACACCCGCGTGGATCTGGCGCCACATGGCCTCACGCCCCACCCGGGACTCCTTTCAAGACCACGGGCGACGGGACTTCGAGGCCAGGGCAGCGCCGCAAGGCGTCAACGCGGGCCGGGAGCGGGGTATTCACGCACCCGTAATGCCTTGGAAGTCGCCGCAGGGCCGGGAGCAATCCCGGCCCTTGCTTTATGCGCCGGCAGGCGGTAGGGTCTCACGTCAGCGGGCCAATGGTGGCCGGCTACAGTTTGGGCCGATAAGCGGCCCGAGGAGACTGCACAATGACTGAACCCGACGAGGCTATTCTGTGGGCGAGGGAGCGCGCCGCGAGGTGGCAGGACGAAAACGGCGGCGAGGCTGGCCCCAGCTATCGGAGCGGAAAGCTGGACGGCCTACTCGGTGAGGAGGTTGAGGGCTACCGCGCCGGTCAGGCCGCATCCGCTGAGCGGATTAAGGCGCTGGAGGAGGCGCTGGCGAAGGCCGACGAACCTCAGTGGTTCTATGCCGACGACGAAGGATCGCCCTTCGACTCCGTGCATGAGGCCGTCGAGTGGATCTTGGACGAGTTCGGCCCCGACGATGATTTCCCGAACGGCAAGGGCGTTCGGCGCATCGACACGATGCGCGACTGCGCACCCATCTTCGCCGCCGTCCGCTGTCGCAGGATCACCGAAGCCGAACGCGCGGGTGGTCGGAAGGGCGACTTTGTGTTCGATGTGACGGAGTGCGCCACGGAAGCCGAAGCCGAGGCCCTGCTCAAGGAGGCTGACCGGTGAGTGACGATGAACGCATCAAGGCGCTGGAGCTAATGGGTGTGCTGTCCGAGTTTTTCAATCGCCCTGAGTTAAGCGGGGTGCGGTGGAAGGAACCGGAGCGCGTTACCCACCTCATCCGTCGCGCTGGCTTTCTCGCCGGGTTTCTTGCCGGGGAGGCTGACCAATGAACTTCCGACGCCCTACAGCCTCAGACCTACCAGTCCGCTTTATCGGACACGTTATGCCCAGTCATCCAGCCCGGCCTGTTACAGACTGGATGGAGGCCACCCGGCCACGGATGGGTGCGACGCAGCGGGCCTATTGCTGGCCGAACCTGACGAGGAAGGACGCGAGATGACTGCTCAAACGGCTGCGCTGTTCTTGATGACCGCGGTCGGGGTCGTCAGCCTAGCTTGGTTGACCGACGACTGGCGAACCACACCCACCCGGCAGCGTATCGCTATCGCCACATGGCTGGCCTTCTGGCTTGGCCCGCCGCTGTATTTCATCTGGACCAAGGGCGTGATGGGATGAGGTACCTGTCCTTGTTCAGCGGCATTGAGGCCGCGAGCGTGGCGGCGGGCAACAACCTGACAGGCCAGCGCATCGGCAGGTTGGTCGTGCAGCGCGTCGACGGGCGGACGGAAGACAAGCACCTCGCTTGGCTCTGCCAGTGTGACTGCGGTCGGACCAAGCGCGTTGCATCCAACAGCCTTCGGCGCCGGAACCCGGTTCAGTCGTGCGGGTGCATGAACCGCGACACCGCGCAGCGTAAGCGCCGCACTGGCGGTCCATGGAATGAAGGCAAGAGTTACGTCATCGACGGCGGGGAGCACTGCTACCGAACCCGGCACGGGTGGGCCAGAGCGGCGATCAAGCACTATGGCAACCGGTGTGAGCGTTGCGGATGGGACGCCGCTAGGTGTGATGTCCACCACCGAGAGCCGAAGGCCGGCGGCGGGACGCACACTCTGTCGAACGCGATTGTCCTGTGCCCGAACTGTCACCGGGTAGAGCATGAGAAAGGCCGCTTGACATGATGACCGGCGAAGAGTTGCGGGACGCCCGCGAAGACCTTAATCTCACCCGCCAAGAGTTGGCTGACATCCTGCGCTTCGGCGCGAACGGCGAAAGGCGGATCCGGCGCATGGAGCGAGGCGAGATCGAGGTTTCAGGCCCGGTGTCGGTCGTCATTGACGCCCTGCTGGACGGCTGGTCGCCCGAGGACGGCTGGCAGTCGGATGACGGCTGACGAGGTGGTTGCGCGGCTCACCGGCGGGGCGGCCTACCTGAGCCTCACCCATGGCGTCCTGATGATGGCTAATGGGCAGCGCATCCCGCTCGTGCGCATGTACGACAAGGACGGGGATCCTACGGTGCACGCCGACGAGGCCGTCACCTTCCTGCTGAACGGCCCGGACTGCGGCGCTCCGAGCGGCTACGTCCTGCTGCCGTGCGACATGTTCGACCTGCTGGGGACACTGCATTGACGTTCACCCGCGAGCAACTGATGGCCCTGCCCAAGGAGGACCTGCTGTTCCTCGACTGGCAGGCCCGCTGGCGCGCGACGGCCCGACCGGACCAGATGCTGCCCGAGACGGGGTGGTCGCAGATCGGCGTGCAGGCCGGGCGCGGGTACGGAAAGCAGCTTTGCAAGGAGACGCCGATCCCGACGCCCTCCGGCTGGCGGCGACTCGGCGACCTGGAGGTCGGCGACGAGGTCTTTGACGAGACCGGCGCCCCGTGCCGCATCGTTGCCACCTACGAGCAGCCCGTCACTCGCGCCTACCGCCTGACTTTCAGCGACGGGGCGACGATCACGGCCTGCGAGGACCACCTGTGGGTCACTTGGACTCACCGCGAGCGCAAGCAGTTCATCCGCCACCACCCCGAAGCCGACGATTTCCCTGAAAACTGGCCGGCGCACACTCAGCCCCTGTGGGATTCCCGCGGCAACGTCGTCGGGGCCATCGGACCCGAGGTGCGCACCACCGCCGAGATCGTTGACACGCTGGTTTTCGGCACGCGCGGCGACACGAACCACTGCATCCCGACCTGCCACCCCCTGCAATACCCCAAAAAGGCCCTGCCAATCGACCCGTGGGCGCTCGGCTACTGGCTTGGCAACGGTGCGACCGTAGGCCCCGGCATCAGCACCCACCAAGACGACACAGACCTCGTCGTGGCGCGCTACGAGGCCCTTGGCTACAGTGTGACGCGCTATGCCAACGGCAGAGACGGCTACGTCAAGGGCCTTTTGGGGCCGCTCAGGGCCGTTGGCGTGATCCGCGACAAGCATGTGCCCCGAGACTACCTGCAAGGCTCTGTGGAGCAGCGCGAAGCCCTTTTGGCGGGCCTGCTGGACAGCGACGGGCACTGCTCGCTGTCGGCGGGCCACATCGAGTTCTGCTCGACCCTGCGCTGCCTTGCCGATGCGGTGGTTGAGTTGGCGCGTTCCCTCGGCCAGAAGCCCGTTTTGCTGGAGGACCGGGCGCGGCTCAACGGCAAGGACTGCGGCCCGCGTTACCGGGTCAAGTGGCGCAGCACCTACCAGCCGTTCTCGCTGCCCCGCAAGGCTGCGGCGTGGCGCACGCCCGGCGCTCAGGCCCTGCGCAACCGGCACCGCATGATCGTCGCCGCCGAGGAGGTGGCGCCGGTGCCCATGCGCTGCCTGACGGTCGACAGCCCGAACAGCATGTTCCTGTGCGGCGAGGCGATGATCCCGACGCACAACACCCGCGTCGGCGCCGAGTGGCTCGGGCAGAAAGCCTACCGGGACACCAACAAGTTCCCGTTCCGGGTCATCGCCCCGACGCTCAACGACGTGCGGTTTACCTGCTTTGAGGGCCAATCCGGCCTGCTTTCAGTCATCCCGCCCGAACTCGTCGCCGACTACAACAAGACCAATCTGCTGATCACCCTGATCAACGGCGCCACGATCCGCGGCTTCGGCACCGAGGAGCCCGAGCGACTGCGGGGGCCAAACAGCGCCGGCGACTGGGGCGACGAGGTCGCGGCGTGGATCCGCGATCAAGAGGCGTGGGACCAGGCCGCGTTTGGTCGACGTCTTGGTGTCAATCCGCAGGTCGTCTGGACCTCGACGCCCAAGCCCAAGACCCTGATCCGCAACCTAACCGAGCCCAAGGCCGGACGCATCATCATTCGGGGCTCGACCTACGATAACCGCGAGAACCTCGCAGAGTCGTTCTACGACGAGTTGAAGAAGTACGAGGGCACCAAACTTGGCCGGCAGGAACTGGAAGGCGAACTGATCGACGCCGAGGAGGGCGGCATCATCGCTCGCTCGTGGTTCAAGTTGTGGCCGGCCAGCAAGCCCTTGCCCAAGTTCGAGTGGATCATCATGTCCCTTGACACGGCCTTCACCGAGCGCACCCTCGACAAGCGCACCCACGACCCTGACCCGTCGGCCTGCGCCGTGTTCGGCATCTTCTGGCACGAGGACGTGATGAACGTGCTGGTCCTCGACTGCTGGAGCGACCACCTCGGGATGCCAGACCTCATCACCCGGGTGAAGCGCGAGTTGAACGTGGCCTACGGCGACGACGAGGACACCTCGCTCATCAAGCCGATGTTCGGCCCCCCCAAACCCATGACCAGCGGTCGCAAACCCGATCTGCTCGTCATCGAGGACAAGGGCAGCGGCATCAGCCTGCGCCAGTCGCTGTCAAAGGAAGGCATACACGCCTACCCCTACAACCCCGGTCGCGCCGACAAGCTGGCCCGCCTGCACATGGTAAGCCACCTGTTCGCCCGTGGTTATTTTTGGCTACCCGAAAGCGAAAAGCGGCCCGGCAAGCCGCGCACTTGGACCGAGCCCGCGCTGGACCAACTCTGCTCATTCCGGGGCGGCGGGTCCATCAAGCACGACGACTTCGTTGACGTTTTCAGTCAGGCCGCGCGCGTAATCATGGACAAGGGCCTGCTTTCCGGTGTAAAGCGAGAAAGCAAGTCCGTCCGCGAGGCCCCGGCCCCGCCGAAAACTCGCGTGAACCCCTACGCTATCTGAGGCCCGCATGGATCCCGAAGACGATCAGCCGGAAGAGAGCGAGGTTTACGAACTGGAGGACGAGGAGACCGACGTCGTCGACACGGAGGACGGTGGCGCTATCGTCACGCTGGACGAGGATGACAGCGACGAGCCGTCCGCGGATTTCCTCCAGAACCTGGCCGAGACGCTGCCAGACACCGAACTCAAGACGCTGGCCAGCCAAATCCTTGAGTTCGTGGAGCGCGACCGGGAGGCCCGGTCCAAGCGCGACGAGCAGTATGAGGAAGGCATCCGGCGCACGGGCCTCGGGGACGACGCTCCCGGCGGTGCGGGCTTCCAAGGGGCCAGCCGCGTGGTCCACCCGCTTCTGACCGAGGCGTGTGTCGACTTCTCGTCCCGCGCCATCAAGGAGTTGTTCCCGGCGAACGGGCCGGTCAAGGACTTCATCCCCGGCAAGGTCACTCGCGACAAGATCGCCAAGGCGCGTCGCAAGACGGCCTACATGAACTGGCAGTTGACGAAGCAGGCGCCGGAGTTCCGCTCGGAACTGGAGCAGCTTCTCACTCAGGTGCCGCTGGGCGGGGCGCAATACCTCAAGGTCGGCTGGAAAGAGGCGAAGAACCGCCCCAGCTTCCTGTTCGTCGCCATCGACGAGATGCTCATCCCGTTCGCGGCGACCAACTTCTACACGGCGCAGCGCAAGACCCACGTCCAGTACCTGACGCAACTGGACTACGACCAGCGCGTCGCCTCCGGCATGTATCGCGACGTGGACCTGGTTCCGGTGGGCATGGACCCTGACCGCACCAAGGCGGACGTCGCCAACGACAAGGTCGAGGGTCGCGAGGAGACCGCCTACAACGAGGACGGCCTGCGCACGGTCTTCGAGGTCCACACCACCGTCGACATCGAGGACGACCGCACGGACGGGCCGGCGCCCTACATCATCACGATAGACAAGTCGACGTCCTGCGTCCTGAGCATCTATCGCAACTGGGACGAGGACGACGAGACCGAGGAAGAACTCCAGTGGTTTGTGGAGTTCCCCTTCGTGCCGTGGCGGGGCGCCTACCCCATCGGCATCACGCACATGATCGGCGGCCTGTCCGCCGCGGCTACGGGCGCTTTGCGGGCGCTCCTAGACTCGGCGCACATCAGCAACAGCCAGACCATGCTGCAACTCAAGGGCGCGGGCATCGGTGGCCAGACCATCGACATCCAGCCCACGCAAGTGGCGCAGATCGAGGGCGGCATCGGCGCGGACGACATCCGCAAGGTGGCCATGCCGCTGCCGTTCAACCAGCCCTCCGCCGTGCTGTTCCAACTGCTCGGCTTCTTGGTGGAGTCGGGCAAGGGCGTCGTGCGCACCACCATGGACGACGTGTCCGATGGCAACGCAAACGTGCCCGTCGGCACCACCATGGCGAAGATCGAGCAGGGGATGGTGGTGTTCAGCGCCATCCACATGCGGCTTCACAACGCCATGGGCCGGTTGCTGGACATCCTGCATCGCCTCAACGGCATGTATCTCGACGACGATGCGCAGGAGGATGAACTCGGCGAGGAGATCGCGACCCGGGCTGACTTCGCCGGGCCGATGGACGTCATCCCCGTCAGCGACCCCAACATCTTCTCTGAGACCCAGCGCATCGCGCAAATCCAGACCATCGCCCAGCGGGCGGCGGTCCAGCCGAACCTCTACAACGCCCGCAAGGTGGAGGAGCGGATCCTTGAGACGCTGAAGGTCCCCAACGCCTCTGACCTGCTGGTGCCGCCCGTCGAGCCCAAGGAGCAGAACGCGGTGGCCGAGAACGTGGCCATGACCATGGGCCGGCCCGTCATCGCCTTCCCGCAGCAGGACCACATCGCCCACTTGGAGGCGCACCTCGGCTACATGCTGAACCCGGTGCTTGGCGCCAACCGGCTGATCGCCCCGCAGTTCCTGCCCGGTGTGCTGAACCACATCAAGGAGCACATGGCTCTGTGGTATGCCCAGCAGGTCTACGAGTTGAGCAATCAGGCGACCGGCATGGACATGGGCGACGCCGTGCGCGAGAACAAGAGCGTGGCGGACAAGCAGTCCTTCGACCGGATGCTGGCGCAAGCGTCGAACACCGTGTCGCAGCGCGCCGCCGAGGCGTTCGGCGACATGCCGCCGGTCATCGAGCAGGCCGTGCAGATGCTCCAGTCCATGTCGCCGCAAGCCCCGCAGGACCCCGCTGTCCAAGCCGCCATGGCCGAGACCGAGCGTCGGGCGGCTGCGGATCAGGCCAAGGCGCAATACGACGCCCAGCGCCTCCAGATCGAGCAGCAGGACAATCAGGTCGACGCGCAGATGCAGCAGGCCAAGCTGGAGGCTGAGATGCAGGCCGACCAGATGCAGCAGCAGGCCGAGGACCAGAGGTCTGCTATGGAGATGCAGGCTCGCGTCGCCATGAACGACGCCGACAACCAGACGGCCATGTTGCTCGCCCAGATGGGCGGCGACGAGCCGGCGGTGAACCCGAACCCCAACCCCCAGCCCTAGAGGACACCCCCCTGATGGCCAAGCCGACTGACAAGACCAAGGGGCCGGTCCCCCAGCACCACATGCTGGCGACGACCGGCAAGCCGCGCCCTGACAACGCGCGCAAGGGGCCGCTGCCGCCCAAATGAATCCCGACACGCTGATCAGGAGGCTGAAGGAGGCGCAAGCCGAACTCGCCCGGGGCCTCCTGATTACGCCTTCTGGGCGGGACGCCTTCGAGTATGGCCGAGCCGTCGGTCTCTATGAGGGATACGAGAGAACCTGGAACCTGATCGCGAACCTTTTTGAGGAATCGGAACGCGGCAAGTTCGACATCTAAGGAGCACACATGCAAAGCCTTGCAAACAAGATTACCTTTGACTACGGCACCGTGGACGAGGCGTTTCCGCCTTGCGACCCGCAGTTTGAACCGGGCGGCTCGCGGATTCTGGTGCAGTTTCGCACCCCGAAGAGGAAGACCAAGGGCGGCATCATCCTGACTGCCGACACCCGCGAGACCGAGCACTATAACACTCAGGTGGCCAAGGTTCTCGCCGTTGGCCCCCTCGCCTTCCACAACCGCAAGACGATGGTCTTGTGGCCTGAAGGCGCGTGGTGCGCACCGGGCGATTTCATTCGCGTCCCAAAGTACGGCGGAGATCGCTGGACGGTCCCGACGTTGGACGGGACAGACGAGGCCATCCTCGCCCTGTTCAACGACCTCGACACCCTTGGCCGAGTGACGGGCGACCCGCTCGCCGTCAAGGCCTTCATCTAGCCTGAAGGAGCCGTTCATGGCTGACGTTATGACCGAAGACGACGACATCGAGATCGTAGAGGTCGATGAGATCCCCGAGTCCACCGAGGAGCCCGAAGCCGCGGCGCCGGAGCCCGAGGCTGAGGAGCCCGAAGACGAGGACGACGATGAGGACGACGAGCGCCTAGCGGAGAGCCAGGACGACGCGGAAGACGACATCGTCAACCGCAACCGCGTCAAGCGGCAAAAGCGCCGGCAGGCCCGCAAGCAGGCCCAAGAGCGGCTTGAGGCCGAGGTCCGCGCCTTGCGCGACATCAACATGGAGTTGGCCCGCAAGGTCAACAACATCGAGGGTGTCCACCTCACACAGGCCGAGGCCAACCTCGCCAAGCAGCTTGACGTCGCTCGCGACGAGGTGCGTCAGGCCGAGACGATCATCGCCCGGGCGGTGGAGGCAGGTAACGGAGAGGACGTGGCTGCGGCCATCCGCCTCCGCGACGAGGCGAAATACCGCGCCGATCAGGTCGCCGTTGAGCAGCAGCGGTTCACTGAGACGCGGCGTGACCCGTCGCCACCTGTCGACCCGCGTGTGCGCACCTACGCCACGCAATGGGTGCAGGCCAACCCGTGGTACAACCCGAACGGCAAGGACGAGGCGTCGGTTCTCACCCGTCGCATCGACCAAGGGCTTCTGGCGGAGGGCTACGACCCGACGACCGAGGGCTACTACCGCGAGTTGACCCGTCGCGTGGAGGCCCGCTTCGGCGGCGCGTCCGCTCCCGCCGAGGAGCCCGCTCCTGCTCCGCGCAAGAAGGCTCCGCCGATGGGCGCCACCCGCGAGCACACTCCGACTGCTGGCCGCAAAATCCAAGTGCGTGTGACGCCGGAAATCCGCCAATCCCTTGAGGAAGCGGGCTACTGGGACGACCCCGCCATGCGCAACAAGATGCTCCGCCAGATCGCCGAACGGCAGAAGAACACCCACCGGTAAAAAAGGACGCGACAATGCTTGAAGATGATGATAGGCTTAAGAAGGAAATCGGTGCTGGACGCCGGTCCCGCGCCTCGGAAGACCGCAATGTCACCGAGGACCGCGTGAGGACTGATGACGACCGGCTCGCCATGTTCCGTATGCAGATGCACAACGATGCGCTGCCTGACTTGCCTCCGATCCCCGGCTACCACGTGTGCTGGTTGACGACGACTAACCCCCGCGACAGCATTCATCGCAGGATGATGCTGGGGTACAGCCCGGTGACTGCGGAAGACGCACCCGGTCTGGATTACGCCACCCAGAAAACGGGTGAGTACGCAGGGATGATCGGCATCAACGAGATGCTCGCGTTCAAACTGCCATTGAACCTCTACGAAGCGTTCATGCAGGAAAACCACCACGACGCCCCCGCCCGCGAAGAAGAACGCATGGCCGACACCACCGAGAGCCTGGTGGAAGAAGCCAACAGGGCAGGGTCACAGGTGCAGATGGGTGACGGCACGGCATCGCTTCGCTCCAGTCCTTCCGTCCGTGGGGTCTTCACCTCATAGGGCGGGTCCATAAACCCACTCGAATGAGGTAAGACGCATATGCCCGCGACTTCCCAGCCGTTCGGCCTTCGTCCCGTCTATTCACCTAGCGGCGTGATTCGTCCCGTCGCTATGTCGATCCTGACGGGCTACGGCGTGAACATTCTCCAGAACCAGCCGATCAAGATCGGCACCAACGGCACCGTCGAAGCCGCCGCCATCGGTGAGCGCTTCGTCGGTGTCTTCCAAGGCGTCGAGTTCACCGACAGCGAGGGGCGCCGCCGCGTGTCCAACCGCTGGGTGGCCTCCACTGCCGCCACCGACATCGTGGCTTACGTCACGGTCGATCCGACCATCGTCTACGAGATCCAGTCCTCGGCGACCATCGCCGTGGCCGACATCGGATCGCAGGCGGACTACACCGTCATCACCGCCGGCTCCACCGTCACTGGCCTGTCGCAGCTTATGCTCGACGCCGCCACGCTGACTGCCGCCGCCAGTGCGTCGCTGCGGATCATCAACGCCTCGCCCGGCCCCGACAATGCGTTCGGGGACGCCTTCGTCATTCTTCAGGTCCAGATCGCCGAACACCAGTTCGTCGCTGACCGCGTTGCCTTCTAAGGAGGACCCACACTATGGCTAATCCCATGAGGTCAACCGACTTCCGCTCCATCGTCGAACCGATCATGAATGAATCGTTTGACGGCGTGTACAACCAGCGCGCTGACGAGTGGAAGCAGGTCTTCAAGGAGTTCCAAGGCACCCAGCGGAACTACCACGAGGAAGTGATGCTGTACGGTATGGGCGCCGCGCCGGAACTCCCGGACGGCATGGCCGTCACCTACCAGTCGGGTGGCGTGCTGTTCCTCCAGCGGTATATCTACCGGGTCTACGGTCTGGCCTTCGCGCTGACCAAGGTCCTGGTCGAGGACGGCGATCACATCCGCGTCGGGCAGACCTACTCCAAGCACCTCGCCCAGTCTCTGGTCGAGACCAAGGAGACCCTCGGCGCCAACGTCGTGAACCGTGCCTTCAACGCCGCGTTCCCGGGCGGTGACGGCGTGGCGCTCATCAGCGCTAACCACCCCATCGTCAACGGCACCTTCTCCAACCAACTGAACACCGCTGCGGCGCTGTCTCAGACCTCGCTGGAGCAGATGCTCATTCAGATCCGCAACGCCGTGGACAACAACAACAAGCGCATCCGTCTGACGCCGAAGAAGCTGGTGATCGGTCCATCCAACACCTTCCAAGCCGAAGTGCTGCTCAACTCCGCGCTCCGCGCCGGCACGGCCAACAACGACATCAACCCCGTCAAGTCGATGGGTATGCTGTCCGAGGGTCAGGCCAACCTCGCTCGTATCACCTCGACCACCGCTTGGTGGATCCAGACCGATGCGCCCGAGGGGCTGAAGCTGGCCAAGCGTCGCGGCCTTGAGAAGTCCATGGAAGGTGACTTTGAAACCGACTCCATGCGCTACAAGGCAACAGAACGCTACGCGTTCGGGTGGTCTGACCCCCGTGGTCTCTACGGCACCGCCGGCATCTAAGGGATTGAGGCCGGGAGCAATCCCGGCCTCTACCCTGTAGCCTTGTAACCCCTCGGAGACTCGCCAAATGGCTCAAACTCACAACAACGGCCCTCTGGCTTCCGGCGACAAGCTGCCCGGTACGCCCGGCGGCAACAACATCGGGCTGGCGGTTCTGTCGCAGACCTTCCTGATCGACTTCGACGCGACCTTGGTGCAGACCCGTTCTGTTCTGCTCCCGGTCAACAGCCAGATTGTCAACATTTTCTGCGACGTGCTGACCGCCTACAACAGCGCCACTTCGGCGACGCTGACTGTGGGTACCGCTGCGGCGGGCACCCAGTACGCCTCGGGCGTCAACGCCAAAACCGCTGGCCGGACCACCCCGACCTTCACGGCGGCGCAACTGGCCGCGATGGACGACACCGGGACGAACGAAGGCGTGTTCGCCACCGTGACCTCTGTCGGTCAGCCGACTGCCGGTCAGGTCCGCGTGACCGTCAACTACGTCCAGACCACGGGCATCTAAGTTCGGGGGCCGGTCTTCGGATCGGCCCTCACCTCTTTCGGAGACGACACCATGCGTCCAGTGACAATCAGCCAGACCGGCATCGGCAACAGCGCGGTTGTCATTCCGGACTACATGCTCAACCCCTTCAACATCGGGGTTGCTGTCCGCGTGACGGGCACCGTCACCTACACGGTTGAGCACACGTTCGACGACGTGTTCGCCGCCACATTCAACCCCGCCACGGCCACCTGGTTCGCGCACACGACCCTCACTTCTCTTTCGGCGAACGCGGTCAGCAATTACGCCTTCGCCGTCCGGGGGATCCGCGTCACCGTCACCGCCGGTTCCGGCACAGCATCACTGACCATCGTCCAGTCGGGCGTGGCGTCTAATTAAAGGACACTGGCATGACCGACACACTCTCTGTTGGCGGCGGCAATACGGACTTCGCCGCGAAGGTGGCGCTGGCTGCCGAAGGTGGGTCCGCTTTCGTGGGTCGCATTAATCTGCTGCGGCAGGTTGAGGAGGCGGCGGCCAAGGCCAAGCAGGATCTCGGTATCGCGGGCGACGCAGCAGTCGTCTTCGAGCAGGCCAACGCCAAGCTGGCCGAAGCCAAGGAGCGGGTCGCCAAGGCCAAGGCGGAAGCCGAGGCCGTCTTGGTCAAAGCCAAAAGCGCTGCCGACGACACATCGGAGAAAGCGAACGCCACGCTCGCTGAAGCGGAGAAGACCCTTAAAGCAGCCACGGCTGAAGCCAAGGCTGTGCGAAGCGAGGCGGACAAGGCGCTTAAGGCCGCCCAAGCCGAGGCTCTGGAGATGGTTCGGTCGGCCAAGGCCCAAGTGGGGGACATACAGCAAGCGTCTGCCGGCGCGCAGGCGGCGCTTTCCAGCGCCCTTGACCGCAAGGCCAAAGCCGAGGCGTCCGCCGCAGTTCTGGAGGGCGCCGCTCGCGACTTTTTGACTGCAATCAGGGGTGCCACCGATGCCGGTTAACTACAACACCAACGTCAAGAACAGCCGCATGACGGATGTCCGCGACGCTATTGATGCGGGTTCGGGTCCCGGCACGTTGGAAATCTGCACGTCTGGCTACGCGACTGTGCTGTCGACGATCACGTTGTCCGACCCGTGCGGCACAATTTCCGGCGGCGTGTTGACGTTCAGTGGGACGCCGATAAGCGCTACCGCGTCTGCCAACGGCACGGCGGCGCTGGCGCGGTTCAAGGACTCCACCGGCACTGTGGTCGCGGACGGCCTGACGGTCGGCACCAGCGGCCAGAATGTCACCGTCAGCACCACGACGTTCACTTCTGGCCAAAATGTTGACATGACCTCTGCCACGCTAACGCACGGGTAAGGCACATGGCTGACAACGTAGGCTACACACCCGGCTCAGGTGAGCGTGACCGCCTTCACCCTGAACGCCGGCGGGGCGTGAGGCCATGAGCCTGGCCGAACGTGTCGCCGCCGCCGATCTCGCCGGTCTTCCAGACTGGCGGGTCGCCGAGCTGCTGAATATCCCTGACCCCAGCCTTCCGGAGGTTGTCACCCTGGAGCAGACCCTTCTGGGGCCGGCGGGCATTATGGTCGCCCTCGGCCCCGAGGCCGGGGCGCGGGTTCTTAACGCCATCGAAGCGGGCGCGGTGCAAGACGCGATGCTGCGCTGGGTCTTCTACATTCTGAAGGACGGCGGGGTCGATATGGCTCACGCCTTTGTCCGCGCCGGGCTCGACGACCTGGCGGCGGCGACGGTCATCACCGCCACCGACGCGCAGATTCTGAAGGCTAGCGCCGAGCGCCGCCGGTTCCCGTCTTGGGCGGAGCATAACCAAATCGAGGTGACGGCCCGGTCGGTGGGACTGGCCCGGGGAGCAGTGGGGTAGATCATGGCTGTCGCAAAATGGGCAACCCCAAGTGCCCGCTCTTCAAACTTTGCTGGCACGACGCTCAACTCTCTGGCCAATGCCGGGGAGTCCTCCGTCGTCACCTACGACAACAGCACGAACCGGGACCTTTACGGCCTGGTGACCATCAAGCTCGGCTCCATCACCCCGGCGACCGGCGGATCGATCACGGTCCGGGTCACCCTGAACGATGGCACGGACACAGCGGACAGGGCCGGAGGCGACCTCTATGTGGTCCCCCTGGTCGCGGGCGCCGGGGCCAAGGTGGCGGTCCTCAACATGGTCCGCCTCTACCCGTACGCGATGCGGTTCTCCCTTGTGAATAACGCTGGGGTGACCTTGGCGGCTTCGGGAAATGAACTCTACGTCCGTCCTTGGAACGAGGACGTCGCCTGATGGCCCGAGGCGTCTCGCCTGTCGATGAGGCGCGGCTTCAGGCGCGGCTCTGGACGCCAGCGCTAGTGCTTCCAGCGGTGTGGCTGGACGCCGCCGATCTAAGCACGATCACCATTGCCACGGGTGTCAGCGAGTGGCGCGACAAGAGCGGGAATGGTCGCCACATGACGGCTCCTGGTACTCAACCAGCATTGGCCGCAAACTCGCTAAACGGGTTGAACACCATTGCGTTTGACAACAGAACCACCACACAGACGCTCACGAATGCCTACAGTTACAGCGGCACGGATATCACGCTCGTGTCTCTAGCTTATTCATTAAGAGGCACTGTACGGACATATTACACACGGCTTTGGTCGATGAATGCCACTGGTCAACAAGACTACAATAACAACAGCGGCTTTATCATGGTTTATGGCGTTGGCACAGCACTTGACAATGTGGCGACGTTACGAAATAACTCTATTCTAGCCCAATCGACAATAAATAGCAATGCGCAATGGGCATTTCACGTTGGGACAAAATCGGGAGGAAGCGGCACGTTTTCAACGAACGGCGAAGCAAGGGTTAGTGGCTCAACATCGAACTCCGCACTAGGTTTTAACGTCATCAGAATCGGAAATGACGTGGGGGGTGTAGATTCGGGTTTGTTCGGTAATGTTGCCGAAGCGATGATATTTTCTTATGCGCTTAACTTATCGCAGCAGCAAACAATTGAGGGCTATCTTGCCCATAAGTGGGGCCTGACTGCCAATCTGCCCGCCGCGCACCCGTTTAAGAACCGCCCGCCGCTGATCGGAGACTAAGCTCATGGCCCTGCGGATTCGCGTCCCGGCTTTGTCCGCCGGGGCTCCTGGCGGGGCGATTACCGGCTCTCTGGCGGTCACGGAGGCGCAGGACGTCGCTGCGCTCAGCGTCACCGTCATCAACCCGATTAGCATTTCGCTGGCCGCCACCGAGGCGCAAGACGTCGCGGCGCTTAGCGTCACCGTCACCAATCCGATCAGCGTTTCTCTGGCCGCCACCGAGGCGCAAGACGTCGCGGCGCTTAGTGTATCGGTGCGCAACACCGTATCGCTGGCTGCTACCGAGGCGCAGGACGTCGCGGCGATTGACGTAAGCGTCAGTGGTGCGACCGTCACCGTCGCCCTAGACGCCACCGAGGCGCAGGACGTCGCTGCGATAGGCGTGACCGTTAGCAGCACGACTGTAACTGTCGCGCTGGCTGCTACCGAGGCGCAGGACATCTCCGCGGTCAACGTGTTGGTGCGCAACGTCGTCGCGCTGGCCGCCGCAGAAGCGCAAGACATCGCCGCGATCAGCGCGGTGGTGCGCAACGTCGTCACGCTGGCCGCCACCGAGGCGCAGGACATCACCGCTATCTTCATTGATTCGGGGCCGGGACCCTCTGAGCAATTTACGGTGAGCGGCCCCTATGTTACAGATACCTTCACCACAACCACCCTGTCGTACCCCTACGACATCAAGAGGCGCACGGCCTGACATGTACGACCTGTCACTCAGAGAGCAGACAGAGCGGGCTAGAGCCGCCATTCAAGAAGCCTTGGGCCTGTTCAACGGAGCGCAAGTTGCGCCGCCCGGACAGCCTCCCCGCCCGCCTGTTCCCTCCGCAGGTGCGCTCCCGTCTCCCGCCGCTCCTTCGGGACCGGGAGCCGCGGGGCCGCCGGGTCAGGCCCAAGGCACCCCGTTCGCCGGCGCCGCGTCGAACCCCGCCCTGCGCCAGCAGCAGGGCGCCATGGGCTCTCTGGAAGCCGCCATGCGCCAACCCCTCGTCCGCTCCGGCGGCCCACTCATGCCGGATTTCTGACGGTGAAGGGCTACACGGACACCACGCGCACGGTCTACATGTCGGAGGGCGGCAAGGCCAAGTCCCCGGCTTGGACCCGCAAAGCAGGGCAGGATCCGGACGGTGGTTTGAACGCCAAGGGCCGCGCCTCCTACAACCGCGCCAATCCCGGAAAGCCGGGCCTGAAGCGCCCCCAGCCGGAGGGCGGCCCGCGCCGCGACAGCTTCTGCGCCCGGATGAAGGGCATGAAGGCGAAGCTGACCAGCGCCGAAACCGCTCGTGACCCCAACAGCCGCATCAACAAATCCCTGCGCGCTTGGAACTGCTAACCGAGGACTCGACCCATGAAGGGCTACAAGAACAGCACCAAGACGGTCTACGAGACCGAGGAATCCGCCAACTACGCCAAGGGCGGCATGGCCAAGGTCGGCAAGGTCATGGGCGAGTTCAAGCGCGGCACGCTGCACAGCGGCTCGAAGAAGGGGCCGGAAGTCACCAACCGCAAGCAGGCTATCGCCATCGGCCTGAGCGAGGCCCGCAAGGCTGGCGCCAAGGTGCCGGCTAAAATGCGCAACGGGGGCAAGGTCGGTTGCTAGACCGGCCCTAGTCCTATACAATCGCACCAGACAGGTCTGCTGTGACTAGCGGACTGCTGACCCCAACAGCGGACCTGCCATGGCCTACTCCGGCACAATCTCGCAGACGGTGTTCGATACCCGACGGGTGATCGACAACGCCTTCCGGCGCGCGAAGATGCTGCCCGAGACCGTGTCCGGCGAGCAGATCGACATCGCTCGCGACCAGCTTTACCTGCTGACCTCCAACCTCGCCAATCGCGGCGTGCCGCTGTGGTGCGTTGAGAAGATCATCGTGCCGCTCTACGAGGGCGTTGGCGACGTCACCCTGCCCGCAGGCACTGTCGACATCCTCAACGTCAACCTGCGCGTCTTGCAGGAAGTGACCGGCGTCAACACCGTCACCTCGACCACCTACAGCACATCGTTCGGCACCGACACGCCCGTCACCACCGTCGGGGTGCTGTGGGCCGCAGCCGCCGTGCCGATCATCTTCGAGCGGTCTACCGACGGCGTGGGGTGGATCACCGTCCAGTCCGAGACGCCGTCCGCCTCTGCTGGCCAGTGGACGTGGTTCGACGTCTCGCAGATCATCTCCGCGCCCTACTTCCGGGTGCGCGCCACGAGCGGCACGCTGTCCTACAGCCAGGTCTACTTCGGCAACAACCCGACGGAAATCCCGTTCGGCAGGCTGAACAAGGACGACTACACCAACCTGCCCAACAAGGCGTTCAAGTCGCTCCGCCCCCTGCAATACTGGTTCGACCGGCAGGTCCCCGCGCCCGTCATGCACCTGTGGCCGGTGCCCGCCGCCGGCTCCACCGTCTACCAGATCGTCGCGTGGCGCCACCGGCACATCATGGACGTCGGCACGATGACGCAGGACGTTGAGGTCCCGCAGCGGTGGCTCGACGCCGTAATCTCCATGCTGGCCGCCAAGCTGGCGTCGGAGATCCCCGAAGTGCCCGCCGACATGATCCCGCTGCTCGACGCCAAGGCCACGCAGGCTGAACTCGAAGCGTGGGGTGAGGAGCGGGACAACTCGCCCATCCGCTGGGCGCCCAACATCAGCGCCTATACGAGGTAAGTCCGATGCCGCTTTACCTTGACACCCGTGGCCGCTCGACCCTTGGAATCGGCCTGTGCGCCCGGTGCAGCCGCAAGTTCTCGCTGGACGACCTGCACTCCGACCCGAACTTCCCGGGCCTGATGGTCTGCAAGGACGACCTCGACGAGTTCGACCCCTACCGGCTTCCGGCTCGCCAGACCGAGGACATCACGCTGCGCTTCGTGCGGCCCGACGAGAGCATCGCCACGGACCCCGCAGGCGTGATTCTGGAGAACGGCGACTACTTCCTCGTCACCGAGGACTTTGAGGAGTTCCTGCTGCCGTGAGCGTTCCCAGCAACCTCGTCCCGACGCGCATCTCCCAACTGACCGAGTATTTCGGGGCGGACGCGAACGGCTACCTACCCTACATCATCGGCGGCGTCACCTACAAGGTGAAGTTCTCCACACTGAACATCGCCGGCGCAGCGGTCTCGTCGTTCAGCGGCGGCACGACCGGCCTGACGCCGTCGACGCCGACCAACGGCGCCGTGACGCTGGGTGGTGTCCTGGCTTTGACCAACGGCGGCACGGGCGCCACGACGGCTTCCGGCGCGCGCACGGCGCTCGGCCTTGGCACCGCAGCGACAACCAACGCCACGGACTACGCCACGGCGGCGCAGGGCACGAAGGCCGACACTGCTGTCCAGACTGTCGCCTCGGCTGACGGGTCGGTCACGGTCACAGGCACGACGGCTATTGATCTCGCCGTGGCGGCGACCACCAACATGATCGCGCGGGTCCGCAACAACACCGGCTCGACCCTGACCAAAGGCACGGCGGTCTACATCAACGGCGCCGTCGGCCAACTCCCGACAGTGGCGAAGGCGCGGGCCGACACCGACGCGACTTCGGCGCAGACCCTCGGCATCATGTCGGCGGACGTTGCCAACAACACCAACGGCAACGTGACGGTCATCGGGCGCGTGGCGAACGTGGACACCTCGGCCTACACAGACGGCCAGCAGTTGTATCTCAGCGGCGTGACCGCCGGGGCGCTGACGGCCACCAAGCCCTACGCCCCCCTGCACATCGTCTATGTGGCGGTGGTCGAGCACGCCCACCCGACGCAGGGCTTGCTGTTCGTCAAGGTGCAGAACGGCTACGAGTTGGACGAGTTGCACGACGTGGCCGCGCAGTCGCCGTCCAACGGCCAGACCCTCGTGTTCAACAGCACCAACAGCCTGTGGGAGAAGAACACCGTCTCCTTATCGGCAGGCGTCAACGGCAATTTGCCCACCGCGAACGGCGGAACAGGCCAGACGTCCTACACCAACGGGCAGCTGCTGATCGGCAACAACACCGGCAACACGCTGACGAAGGCCACGCTCACGGCGGGGACGGGCATCAGCATCACCAACGGCAATGGCTCCATAACCATCGCATCGACCGCGTCCGGCCCCTCGCTGGCGCAGGTCATCGCCATGGCCGCCGCTCTCTAAGGACTGAACCTCATGGCTGTCACCCCCACCTCAATCGTCACGCCGCAGCGCCCTTGGTCGGCTACCGCCGTCGCCACCACGGCGAACAGCACCTACACGGACACGCCGACCAACAGTGTGCTGCTGACCCGCCAGGACCTGCTGCCACCCAACCCGTTCACCACGCAGAACGGGCAGCCGACGGTGACGGTCCTGCATCCCGATCACGGCCTGTTCACTGGGATACAGATTACGTTTAGCGGGGCGGCGGCTGTGGGTGGCATCACGCCGTCGGGCGCCTACACCGTGACGGTGTTGACGGCGGACACCTACACCATCACCCATGGCTCCAGCGCCACGTCGGGCGTGACGGGCGGCGGCTCGGCGGTGCTGGGGCAACTGGCCCGGACTGCGGTCAACGGGGTGCGGCTCACGAGCCTCACGGCGCTGGCCCGCGCCACGGTCACGGCGACTGAACTGCAACTGTATATCTCCAACGACGGCGGCACGACCAAGCGGCTCATCCACTCGAAGCTGATGGCGGCTTACACGGTGGTGGGAACCGCCGGCCAGCCGGTGGTTGACTTCGGCTACTCGGACAGCAACCCGCTGTTCCTGAGCGCTTCCGACACGCTGTATGTGGCGATTGGTGTGACGCTGGCTAACGGCATTGTGTTCCGCGCGGCGGGCACCGGCTACTAACATGCCCGTCAACACCCTTGGTCCTGTTGGTCTGACAGCCCAGTCCATGAGCATGGCTGCTGGGACCCAGAGCCTGTTCGAGGGCGGCATGAGGATGCAGGCTCAGGGGATGGACGGGCGGAAGAAGGGGGTTCGCGTTTTCCAAATCTCCCCGGCGGTCAACGGCAGGACTACTTGGAATCTCGATGCTGACGGACCGCTAAATTTGGCGTCTGAAGGTTCTTGGACCATAACGCCAATTTCATCGTTTGGCGTCAACGTCAAAGCGTGGGGTGAGGGTGGCGGCCAAGGTGGGGGCGGTGGGGCTGGACTTTTTGGCGCTGGGGCTTTTGCGGGTGGTGCAGTCACGCTGATAGCGGGCGTAACAATCACGCTCGGCGTTGGGCAGGGCCGTGGACCTGCGCCTGTAAACGGACCCCAGGGCGGCGGCTGGTCGGGCCTGTTCGTCACCTCTTCAAGCCTCGCCATTCTGATCGCCGCCGGCGGCGGCGGCGGCGGCTTCAGCTCAATGAGCGTTTCTGGCGGCCCTGGCGGGTGGCCCTCGGGCTCCCCAGGAGCCCTCGACCCGAGCGGCAACGACGCTGGAGGCGGCCCCGCCACGCAATCTGCGCCCGGAACCGGGGGATCGCCCGGCGGCGGTCTTTTCTCCGAGAGTGGTTCGCCAGGCTCGGGGCGGAATGGTGGCTCAGGCGGCTATGCCGGAGGCGGCGGCGGCGGCGGTTACTTCGGCGGCGGCGGCGGGGCCGGGTCCGATTTCTCCGGCGGCGGCGGTGGTGGCGGCTCCAGCTACTTCGACCCGGCCCGCGTCTCCAGTGCTTCAATGCTGTCCGGTTCGGGCACGACGCCGGGTAACGCATCCGACCCACAACGCGGCACCGCTGGTGCGTCACTCAGTGGCAGGCTCATTCTCTCGTAAGGACCGCAGGACGATGCTCTACCAACGCAAGACCCTCCCCGACACCCTCATGGGCGACCCCGCCCCGCTCCCCGCCGAACTGGTGGGCCTTGCGGACGTGAGCCTTGCCGATCTGTCCGCCGCCGTGCCCGACGCGGCTGTGGAACTCGGCTACGAGGGGCAGGGCTTCTTTCCCTTCACGCCTGAACCGCCCCCGCCCCCTCCGGTCGATGAACTGCACAAGGTGGACTTTCTGCGCCTGTTCACGCAAGCCGAGCGCATCGCCATCCGGCAGGCGGCGAAGGTGAACCAGGTGGTCGAGGACTATCAAGATATGCTTGAGGCCTCCCCGGAGAAAGTTCGCTTGTCCGACCCCGACATTCAGGAGGGTGTCCCGGAACTTGAAGACGCTGGCTTGCTTGCTCCGGGCCGCGCCGCTCAAATCCTTTCTGGAGAAAGTCCGTGACGAAAGATTTTCCGCCGCAACAAACCTATATCCCCGGACGCCCCGTCCTGACCTACTTCCGGCGGCTCTTTGTGGTGCTGGATCAGTTGCTGAACGTGATATTTGGCGGGGATGAGGACGAGACGATCAGTTCGCGCCTTGCCAAAGACGTTCGGCGCGGTCGCAAGTTCGCCTGCGTTCTGTGCCGAATCCTCGACTGGCTCGACCCGAACCACTGCGAGAAAGCGATTGAGCGGGATGAGGGCAAGAGGCCTGGCCAATACGATCCGCCCCCGGGCCTTGAGCAGCGCTACGAGAAGCGCTGGGTCTACCCGCCCCGACATGACTGGAGTTAACCGCTATGGAATGGGACGCCATCCTGCAAACCCTTGCAGCTCTGGTCATGGCGCTAGGGGGTTGGTTCATGCGTGAGTTGTGGGGCGCCGTGAAGGAGTTGCGAGTGGACCTCGCCACCCTTCGCGCCGACCTGCCCAAAGAGTATGTGTCCAAGGACGATTTCCGTCAGGACATCGGGCGGATTCACGAACTGCTGGACAAAATCTACGACAAGTTGGATACGAAGGCACCCCTGTAACAGCCGCAAGGAGCGTTGCGTGCCGATTTCAGACGAACAGTTCATCGCCGCATGGCGGGAAAGCCTTTGCTCGCCCGCCGCCACCGCCCGCACACTCAACATTGACGTCCGCGCCGTATATCGCCGACGCCAGCGGATGGTGGACCGCGGAATCGTGCTTGAGACGCACCCGGCCAACATTTCGGGGGCAATGCAATCGACTTACACGCAGGCTTGGTCCTACCCCCGCGAACTGACCGTCACTGTGCAGAACGGCCACGCCATCGTCTTCTCGGATGCTCACTTCTGGCCCGGCGGTCGCACGGTCGCCAACGAGGCGCTGCTGAAACTCATCAAGCGGCTGAAGCCCGCCTTGCTCGTGGCGAACGGCGACATCTTCGACGGCGCGAGGATCAGCCGCCACGACCCGCACGGCTGGGGCCAGCCCCCTTCGGTCAAAGAGGAGCGGGACGTGTGCGTCGAGCGGATGCACGAAATATCCGACGTCGCCCCGCGCCAAGCCGAGCGCAAGTGGACCATCGGCAACCACGACATGCGCTTCGACCGCGCTCTGGCCATCAACGCGCCGCAGTATGATGGCGTTCTGGAGCGGCTGTCCGACATCTTCCCCGAGTGGGACATGGCGTGGTCCATGCGCGTCAACAACACGGTCATGATCAAGCATCGTCAGGCCAACGGAATCCACGCGGCATATAACAACACTCTCAAGGGCGGCCTGTCGATGGTGACGGGCCACCTGCACCGCCTTGCCGTGACGCCTTGGGCCGACTACAATGGTCGGCGCTGGGGCGTCGACACCGGCACACTGGCCGACCCGCTCGGCCCGCAGTTCGAGTATCTGGAGAACAACGCCACGCCGTGGACCTCCGGCTTCGCGGTGCTGACGTTCAAGGACGGCAAGCTGCTTCCGCCCGAGTTGTGCGAGGTTCTGGACGGCGTGGCCTATTTCCGCGGAGAAGCGGCGTGAAGCCCACCCACACAGACCCCGAACTGCTTGAGCGACTGCGGCTTGCCGCGCAGCGCCCAATGACGCGGAAAGAGGTGCGCGAGCAGAAAATCTCGTGGGTGCTTGGCAACCTGCCGTTTGACAGCGATGCCACCTACGACGAGATTGCAGCGGTCATCGACAAGCACGAAAGGTACGCAGCATGATCAACCCCCTCGCTTTCATCGCACTTGCGGCGATCCCTCTCTACCGCTGGGCCGACCGCCGTGTCGGAGGCGGCGGCGCTAACGCCCTCGGCCCCCTTGGCGGACGGAGCGTCGGCTTCCTCGGCGGCGCGCTCCTCGGGGCAGCCATCGGCTATGTCGCCGTGGGCCTGTGGGGCGCCCTCCTCGGCCCCTTCTGGGCGCTCTACCGCTCGTTGGACTTCAAGCGCGGGGCTCTTGCGCCAATCAACAGCAAACAGCGCGTAAACGCGGTCCTCCGCCACGCGCTCGCCCTGCTGATCGCCGTTCCGATCTTCTTCCTCGGGGGGCCTTGGATCGCAGCCTTAGTGGTCATGGCGGTTTACGCCGGGGTAGCGTCTCGGCTGGCGTTCGGCCTTGGCGACCGGCTGATCGCCTGTAATCAAGGCGGCGGCGCTTGGAACGACGAGTGGAACAACGAAGCCGAGCGCAGCCGAGGCACAGCCTACGGTGTGGCCTTTGCGGTCCTGTGCCTTTGGGGTGCGCTATGGTGATCAAAGAGGTCCAGTGGTTCTGGCGTCGTCTGTTCACTTTCCTGTTCGTCGGCATCAACACCGCCACCGTCGGGTGGATCGTCCTCAAGATCGACGACCCGGACGCCCTTAAGTGGATCGGCTTGGGCCTCATCTTTGCGAACATCATGCTCGCCTTCGTCTACATGGCGGGCGCCACGCTCGTCGACCTGACCCGCCTCAAGTCCGAAGCCATCAAGACGGCGGAAGAGGTAAAGGAGATCATCACATGAAGCGCTACCTCATCGCCTTCGGCATCACCTTCGTGGTGTTTTTGCTGATCGTGGCGGGCTTCTACAAGGTGATGTTCGACCTCCAGCGCAAGCGCAACCAAGTCGCCGCCGCTGAGATCGCCGCCACCAAACAGGCGCTTGAAGCCTCAGAGACCTACACCGAGAAAACCGTCGTCATCCGGGAGAAGGGCAATGCAGCCACACAACGTATATACAAAGCGCCGAGCGCGGACAGCCCTGTGCCTGACGGCGTGTTGTCTGCTTGGCGCGACGGCATTAGCCGGTTGCGCGACGACAGCGCCAAGGCAGCCGATCCCGCAGGCGTTCAAGGAGCCGTGCAAGGGGCCGGAGGATAACGTCAAGACCATCGCGGACCTCGCCGCATTCTCCGTGCGGCAAGAGGTTGCGCTACAGGACTGCGAGGCCAAGCGGGTGGGCCTCGTCTCCCTGATCGACAAGCCCGCTGGCAAGCCTTGGTGGAGGTTCTGGTGACTGGACCGCTCTGGTATCGCGTAGCTGAGAAGCAGATCGGCGTGAGGGAAATCCCGGGCGCCAAGTCCAACCCGACGATTCTGACGTGGGCCAAGGCCCTCGGCTCGCGGCTCGGCATCGCCTACACGAACGACGACACCCCGTGGTGCGGCGTGTTCACCGGCTACTGCGTCCAAGCCGCAGGCTTCAAGCCCCCACCCATCGCCGTGCGCGCCAAGGCGTGGGCGACGTGGGGCGAGCCGCTCGTCACCCCGACGCTCGGCTGCGTCCTCGTGTTTGAGCGACCCGGCGGCGGGCATGTCGGCTTCTATGCCGGCGAGACGACCACCGCTTACCGTGTGCTGGGCGGCAACCAGTCCAACAGCGTCAACTATGCGTGGATCGCCAAGGACCGCTGCATCGCCATGCGCTGGCCGGACAACAGCGCCCCTATCGTGCCGGTGCGCGTCATGGGCTTCAACGACCCGAAGCGGGTTTCGACCAACGAGGCGTAACCCATTCGGTTGGCGCATCGCGCCGATTGTGCTAGGCTATTCAGACGAGGCGGTCGCGGCCCACCACAGGGCTACGGCGTCAAGGCTCCCGACAACGGTGCTCCATGGCGACGACGACCACCTTCACGACCCTCAAGGAAGATGTGCAGCGGTATCTTGAGCGTGGCTCCACGCTCGGGAACGACCCTGTCATCATTGAGCAGCTTCCGCGCCTGATCAATCTGGCCGAGCGGCGCATCGCCCGCGAACTCAAGGTGCAGGGCTTCATCAGCGTCGTCACCGGCCAGTTCACGGCGGGCCAGTCGGTGTATGCCAAGCCGGATCGCTGGCGGGACACGGTGTCGGTCAACATCGGCGTAGGCTCGACCCGCAAGCAGGTGTTCCCTCGGTCCTACGAGTACTCGCGCCAGTACTGGTCCGACGAGAGCCTGACCGCCGAGCCGGATTTCTACAGCGACTACGACAGCAGCCATTGGCTGATCGCCCCGACGCCCGACGCCACGTACCCGTTCGAGATCCTCTATTACGAGTTGCCGCCGCTGCTCGACGACGTGGTGCAGAGCAACTGGCTCACCGAGTATGCGCCTCAACTGCTGCTCTACGGCACGCTGCTGGAGGCGACCCCCTTCCTCAAGAACGACGAGCGCATACAGGTCTGGCAGAGCATGTACGACCGCGCCGCCGCCATGCTCAACGGCGAAGACCTCGCCAAGGTCCTTGACCGCAACTCCACCCGCAAGGAGGCGTAGGTGTCCTACACGCAAGTCTTCGGGGGCACGACCCTCTACCCCTCCGACGTCTCGTATCTGGCCCTGTCGCTGACCGCGGACACCACGCTGGAGTGGCCGCTGGAGTCCAGCACCCTCGCGCCCGTCGCCGCCTCGATCATCGACGTCACGCCGACCGGCGCGTTCGCCATCACCATGCCCGACGCCACGCTCACGGCTCCGGGGCAGACGGTGCTGTTCAACAACCTCGGGCCGTCAGTCGTCACGGTGCTCAAGAGCGGGGGTGGCGTGCTGTGCTCCCTTGGCGCGGGCGAGCAGTGGCAGGTCTATCTGTCCAGCAACACCACCGCCGCAGGCGACTGGAGGGTCTTCCGCTACGGTGCGGCCACCGCTTCGGCGCAGGCCGCCTCTCTGGCGGGCTACGGGTTGGTCGCCATCGGGAACACGCTGGCTCAGGCGCAGCAGGTCACGCTGTTCAACAGTTCCTACTCGCCGGGCGCCGCCGACCGCAGCAAGGCGCTCGTGTGGACCGGCAGTTCGGGAACGCTCAACCTGCCCGTCACGTCAGCGGTCGGGAACGACTATTTCCTGAGCGTCCGGAACAGTGGGACCGGCGCGCTTCTGGTCGACGGCGCCGGCAGCGACCTGGTTAACGGCGCGGCGTCCTTGTCCATGCAGCCCGGCGACAGTGCGGTCTTCATCACGGACGGCGCCAACTGGTACACCGTGGGGCTCGGGCAGGACCCGGTGTTCGCGTTTGACTACACGTCCGTGTCCGTGTCGGGGTCTACCTACACCCTGTCAGGAACGGAACTTAACCGAGTCGCGTATCGCTTCGTCGGCACGCTCTCCTCGGACATTGTCGTGCGGGTCCCGAACACGGTGCAGCAGTACTGGGTGTGGAACGACACCACGGGCGGCTCTTTCACACTCAGCGTCGCGACGCTTACGCAGCCCGCGCCGCTGGTGGTGCCCCGGGGCTCCCGGGGGATCTACTACTCGGACGGCTCGAACATGGTGAAGGCCGACACGGCGTCGATCTCACTGCCGATTAACCTGAGCGATGGTGGCACCGGCGCGAGCACGGCTGCGGGCGCGCGGATAAACCTTGGCGGGTCGTCTGTCGGCATCGCGGTGTTCACCGCGGCGACCTCGCAGGCAGCCCAAGCGGCTATCGGCATCCCGGTCCCGCCGCCGTTCTCGCTGGGCACGGGCGTCTGGAACGGCGTGACGCCAACCCAACTCGACCTCACGATCCCAGTCGGCGTGGCGTACTCTCAGTCCGCCGGCCAGCAGATAATCTTCAAGGTGCCCACATCCAGCCCGTCAGGGGCCATAACCATCAAGGTCGGGGCGAACGCTGCGGTGTCGCTGGTCAACGTCGACGGGTCGGCGATGAACCTGCAAGACCTCATGCCCGCCGCCTCCTACTTGGCGATTTTCGACGGCACCCGGTTCCAACTCCAGACACCCACCAACTCGGTCCTTAGCGGATACGCGCAGGCCACCAACGGCGCCATCTCCGGCTACATCGTGTCCAACGATGTGACGAACCCGAACACGACGTTGAACATTTCCGTCGGAAACTGCCGGGACAGCACCAACAGCCGGAACATCCCGCGCACCGCGGGCATCATCAAGAACCTGTTTGCTGTATGGGCGGCTGGCACGAACCAAGGCGGGCGCGACGTCGCCACGGCCCCCGCAGCCAACGAGACCTGGCACGTTCACGCCATTCTCAACGGGACCAGCGGGGTGACGGACGTCCTGCTGTCGAAGTCGGCGACCGCACCGACACTCCCTTCGGGCTACACCCACTTCCGGCGTGTCATGTCAGTGGTTCTCGACTCGTCCGCCAACATCAAGGGTTTCGTGCAGTCTGGCAGCTACGTCCAGTTGAAGGTCCGCAACGCCGAGTTCGCGACCACTTCAAACGGCGTCGCCGCCGGTACCCTGCGCAACATGCAGGTGCCTCTCGGCCTGAAGTTGCTCCTCGATGTCTACTACCAGAGCACGACGAGCGGGGGCAGCACAACCGACCCCGTTTTTAGCGGCTGCTACGACCCCGATGTCGGTGTGCCGAACGGCACTCTGGCCACAAACAACAACGCCAGGTGGGCGCAACTTCGCATACAATGGGGCGGGTCAAACCTCGACCTTCGCTACCAGACGACCATGCTTCAGGTCTACACAAACACCAACGCTCAGATTTTCACCGCGTCTAACGACTCTACCGAGGTCATCGCGGGGGGTGTGGTCGGCTGGCTCGACCCAAGGGACAATTTCTTCTGATGTCTTGGCAAGTCCGCAAACCCTTCACCCTCGTCACCTACGGCACGTCGCTGACTACAGGGCGGCTCTCAGCGCAATGGGTTGAGCGGCTGCAACAGGCGCTCTACGGCGTGCCCGAAGCCATCGGGCCGGTGATCGTCTACAACATGGGCCGGGGCTCCCAGACATCGGCTTGGGGCGCTGCGAACGCAAATCTGGCGGCGGACATGCGGCCCACGCATATCCTGACCGAAGGATTTGCTATCAACGATAGCGCCCTCGTCGGCGGCGTCCCGCAAGTCAGCCAGATCGACCACCTGCTGAACATGGCCAGTATGCGGGCTACGTGGAAGGCGGCGAACCCGTCGGTTGACATCACTTGGCAGACGATGAGCAGCGTCAGTTCCGACGTGGCTACTGGGCGCCCCAACTTGGCGAACTACTACGCCGACGAGATGACCTACGCCACCGCGCAGGGCGACACCGCCCTTGACAACTACTTGGGTCCCGGCGGCGCGTACCCCGGGCCGTCAGGTGGGTGGCCGAAGCCGCTTTCCCCGGCACTGACATACGACGGCGACGGGCTGCACCCGCTCTGGTCTGGCGCCGACGACACGTACCTGTTTCCGAACGTGCGCTGGTGGGCGCGCGTCAAGATGGCGGCCTACTGGGGGCTGCCTGCTCCTGTCTAACCGAGTTTCACCGTAAGCTGAAATGACCAAGCGCACTGAAACTTCCGTCCCGAAGCCCTACCCGAGTTGGGTGTGGGACCCTGTCACCAAGGACTGGGAGGCCCCGGTCCCGTTGCCGGAAGCCTACCGCGCATACGTGTGGGACGAAGAGACGCTGTCCTGGCTCGAAGCAGGAGGCTGATCCGTGGCTGAGAGCATCATTCGCATCCAGTCGCAACCCGGCATCAAGCGCGACGGCACCATGCTGGAGGGCGACGCTTACGTCGACGGGCAGTGGGTGCGGTTCCAGCGCGGCCTGCCGCGGAAGATCGGCGGCTACCGTTCGATCAACAAGTTCCTGTCCGAAGTCAGCCGGGCGCTGAACGCCTACACCCAGAACGACCTGACCTACGTCCACTCGGGCTCGGCCAACAAGATCGAGCGGTTCTTCATCGACTCGTCGAACAACACCTCGGTCATCACCGACCGCACCCCGACGTCGGGCTTCACGACCAACCCCGCCAACGTCTGGCAGTTCGACATCGACAGCGATAGCACCCAGAACCTGATCGTGGCGCAAGTGGCGCCGAACGGGGTGAACATCGCCAACAGCACCGGCGGCCAGTTGTTCTCAGGCCCGATCCTCGGCGCCACCGCACTGACGTCGATCACCTTGCCGCTCGGCGGCAACTGCACCGGCGGCGTCGTGGCGCTGCACCCCTACACCTTCATCTACGGGACCAACGGCTACGTGGCTTGGTCCGTCGCTGGCGACCCGACCGACTTCAGCGGCACGGGCAGTGGATCTGCAAACGTCACGGCGCAGAAGATCGTGAAGGGTATGCCGCTCCGCGGTGGCCCGGGCAACTCGCCGTCGGGCCTGTTCTGGTCGCTGGACGCCCTTGTGCGGGGCTCCTTCGTGGGCGGGGCCGAAGTCTTCCAGTTCGACACGCTCAGCACCGAGTCCTCGATCCTGTCGCCCAACGGCGTCATCGAGTACGACGGGGTGTTCTTCTGGCCGGGTGTTGACAGGTTCCTCCTGTTCAACGGCGTGGTGCGTGAAGTGCCGAACTCCATGAACCTCAACTGGTTCTTCGACGGCCTGAACGAGACCCAAGCCCAAAAGGTGTTCGCCGTGAAGGTGCCCCGCTACGGGGAAATCTGGTGGTGCTACCCGCGCGGCGAGGCGACGGAGTGCAGCCACGCCATCATCTACAACGTGCGCGAGAACTCGTGGTACGACTGCGAGTTGCCGAACGGCGGCAGGTCCGCCGGCGCGACGCCCTCGGTGTTCCGCAAGCCGCTGATGACCGGCGTGCAGCTTCTCAACAGTGGCTACAAGTTGTGGGTCCACGAGACCGGCGTCGACGAGGTGGACGGCACGTCCGTCCAGCCGATCTACTCGTTCTTCGAGACGGCGGAAATCTCCTTGCCCATCTCCAGCGAGGGCAAGATCAACAAGCAACTGCACGTCGCCCACATCGAGCCCGACTTCGTGCAGTCCGGCGAGATGGTGGTCTCGGTGCATGGGCGCTTCAACGCCCGCTCGCCGGAAATCGAGGGGCCGTTCATGCCGTTCCCGGCGGCGGCGACAGGCCAGACGGATCAGGTCGTCAACCTCAAGACGCAGCGCCGACAACTGCGGTTCCGCTTCGCGTCGAACGTGATCGGCGGCGACTACCAGATGGGTCTGGTCCTGGCACATGTCCAGCCCGGCGACGGGACGATGATCGGATGATCAACCCGCGAAACATGACGCTGACAGACTGGGCGGATAGTGTTATCCTCTCGACGAGTGATGCGTGGTCCTTCGGCAAGCTGGAGGACGAGTCGCGTTGGCAAGACTGGGCCATCGGCTTCGTGCGAGCATCACAGTTCACACAGCAGGTCGTCCCGGACCCCTATCAGTTTGCGGACTGGCGCGACTGGGCCGAGCGCGCTTATCCCATGCTTGAGGTGAACTGACGATGGCAGAAGATTTCGCCGTTAAGGCGCCCGGGGCCGCTCAAAGCAGCGCTCTCCTGAGCAACGCGCAACTCATGCCTGCCGACCCGAAGAAGGGCTACGGCACGCCCTACTACGCGGCTTACACAAATGACGGCGACATGGCCGGCGCGGTCATGGTGGCCGAAGGGCAGAAGGTCCGCCTCGTCGACAAGTTGACCGGCGACGTCGTGTACGAGGGTGTCGGCCCGGCGGCGGCGCAGGTCGCCACGGCCACGGCGAACGCGATCTCCAAGGACAAGGGGCGGGGGGCTGCGTGGGCCATCCAGAAGCCGACCGATGAGGGCGGCTGGGTGTCCATGGCCGAGGAGCGCTATGACCCCAAGAAGCAGGGCTTCTGGGGCAAGTTGGCGGACTTCGCGCTGCCTGTCCTCGGGGCTATTCTGGCGCCCATGACCGGCGGCCTGTCGCTGGGTCTCACGGGCACACTCGGCACGGCGGTGGCGACTGGCCTCGGTGCAGCGGGCGGCTCTCTGCTCGGCTCCGCGACGAACCGTCGCGACTTCGACGACGCGCTGAAGCGGGCTGCGGTGACGGGCTTGACGGCGGGGGCGCTGTCCGGTGTGACCCCGGTTATCGGCAAGGCGATCACGAAGATCCCCGGCCCTGTCGGCAACGCGATCAACACCGGCTACAGCGCGGTGATGAACCCGCTGAACGCCGGGGTCAACGCCGTGCGCGGTGCGGCGGGCAACGTTGGCAACGTCATTGGAAACGCGGCTGCGGGTGTCGGAAACACCGTCGGCGAACTGATCATCACCCCGTCGGTGACGAGCGCCATCACGGGCGGTGGCCTCGGGGCGCTTACCGGGACGGCAGGCGCCAATGCGCTTACCGGCGGCTCGGGGGCCGACACCGTCGGCAACACTATCGAGGGCGTGGACGTCACAGCCAGCAACACCGACGCCACGACCGGCGGTGTCGTCGGCACCATCGGCTCCAACGTCGTGCTCAACGACGCCACCATCCCGTCAAACGTCGAAGGACTTGATACGTCCGGCCCCGACTACCGTGACCAGAACAGCCTGCTGGAATGGATCAAAGCCAACCCGCTTGACGCCGCTAGGCTCGGGCTGACACTGGCCGGAGGTATCGGCGGTGTCGCATCCGGTGGTGGCTCCGGCGGCTCTGGCTCTCTGCCTCCCGGCTTCGCGGCTGCGGGCACACCGGGCTCGCTGTCCGACGCTTTCCGCGCCAAGCTGCCGGCGCCCTCCGGGCCGTTCGCCAACCTGTCTGCCCGCAACGTCGCCATGACGCCCGATCAGTGGAAGACCTACGGCACGCGCTCCGAGGAGTCGTTCTATAACAACGTGCCGCAGCGCCCGTCGGGTATCCTCGACACTCCACGCCGCGCGCCGCCGACACCTGTGCCGTCCGCCGAGCCTGAGCGGTTCGCCAAGGGCGGCTTCGCCGTGCGCGGCATCGGCTCTGGCCGCGACGACAAGATCCCCGCGCGCCTGAGCGACGGCGAGTACGTCATTGACGCAGAGACCGTGGCCCTCCTCGGCGACGGCTCGTCGGACGCCGGGGCGAAGCGCCTCGACGCTTTCCGCGCCAACATCCGCAAGCACAAGGGCAAGAAACTCGTGCGGGGCGAGTTCAGCGTGAACGCCAAGAAGCCCGAAGCCTACCTCAAAGGGGGACGTGTCTGACATGGCCGACGATACTGGACTGACCAGCTTCCTCAACAGCGGCAACGTGAACATCGCGCCGAACGCCAGCACGACCGAGACCGTGCTGCCGGAGTGGTACACGAACTACGGGATGCAGCTTCTCTCTAATCAGAGCGCGCTGATGAACGCCCCGTACCAGACCTACCAAGGTCCTCGTGTCGCGGGGTTCACGCCCGACCAGCAGGCTGCGTTCAGCGCGACCAAGGATGCGGCGTTCTCCTACCAGCCCGGCCTGAACGCCGCCACGACCGCCACGCAGAACCTGCTCACGCAGCCCGGCGGCTTGCAGACCGCGCAGCCCTTCCTGAACCGCGCCGGCCAGACGTCGGCGTCTCAGGTGCAGCAGTACATGAACCCCTACCAAGACGCGGTGGTCAACCGCATCGGGGAACTCGGCGCGCGCACCCTGCGTGAGCAAATCCTGCCGGAGATCAGCGACCGCTTCATCAAGTCTGGACAGTTCGGCGGGTCGCGTCAGGCCGAGATGATCGGTCGGGGTATTCGCGACACGATGGAGGGCATCACGGCTAGGCAGGCCGAGGCCCTGTCGTCCGGCTACCAAGGCGCGCTCGGCGCAGCGCAGACCGACCTGTCGCGCCTCGGCAACCTCGCCGGGACCGCCGGGACCCTCGGCCAAGGGGACATCGCCTCCCAGCGCGCCACCGCCGCGCAGATGGCGGACATGGCCGCCCGTCAGCAGAGCCTCGGGCTCACCGGCGCTGGAGCCCTGTCGGCTATCGGCGACAGGCAGCAGGCTCTCGATCAAGCCAACCTTGACGTTGCGTATCAGGACTTCCTCAAGCAGCAGGGCTACCCGCAGGCGCAGATCGACAACGCGGTCGCCACGATGAAGGGTGTGCAGGGCGCCGTGCCGCAAGGCACGTTGGAGTTCGGTTACGGGCCTACCGGCACACCGGCGCCGGGCGAGGAGTCCGATCTCGGCAAGTTCGCTACGGGGGCGGGCACGGCGCTCACCCTCGCCAAAGCCTACAAAGAGATTTTCGGAGGCTAAGGATGGAAGACGAAGACCTCGGCGCGCTGTCCTCTGTGCGCGATGCGGAAGACGCCGCCGCCCCCGCGCTGACCGGGAACCCGCAGGCGCTCGCCGTGCTCAACTCTTTGCGCGAGGAGCAGCGCAAGCGGTGGGACGAGTATGCCCAAAGCATCCGCGCCGCGCGTAGCGCCCAGATGCAACAGACCGGGCCGTCCGCCACGGACAGGCTGGCAAGCGCCTTGCTGGCGGCGGGTCGCCCTAACCGCGGCGGCTCGAACTGGGAGTCGTTGCGCCAAGGGCTGGAGAACTGGAACCAGAGCGGCGAGGCCGCCCGCCAAGCGCAAATGCAGCAGAAGCAACTGGCTGCGCAGGAAGAAGCCGAACTCGCCAAGATGGCGTTCGAGCAGGGCTCGTCGCTGGAGAACCTGGCGGCGAAGTACGCGATGGCGCCGCAAAAGTCGGGGTGGAACGTGTCCGGCGGCATCTCGACCGGAGGCGAGCCTTACGCCACTTACCGCGACCCGAGCGGGCGTCTTGTCGTCAAGACCCGCGGCGGCGAGACGGCCTTCGACGCGCCGGGCGCCCCGGCGGCTGGTGGTGCTCCGCCTGCTGGTGGCGCCCCGGCTGCGGGCGGCGCACCCACGGGAGATATGTTCGTCGGGCCGGACGGCAAGACCTACCGGAAGGATGCCTTCGGTGTGCCGCGCGAGGTGTTTGGTGGAGAGACCCGCCCCGCCACGCCCGAAGAGGCGCGGCAGTTCGGCGTCACGGAGGGCTCGTTCGAGGGCGGCGTGTTCAAGCCGGGCGCCGGCGCAGTGCCGATGGCGCAACTCAAGTCGGAGATTCCGAAGTTCGAGAACAGCATCCTGCACATGCAGGACCAGATCGGACTTGCGGAGAGCCTGAAGTCCCGCGCCGGGCCGCTGACCACGGGTCTCGGAGGCACAATCGCAGGGTTCATCCCCGGGACGTCGGCGTTCACCTTCAAGGAGGATCTGACGAAGACGCTCGGTGGCAACATCGCCTTTGACCGCCTCCAGCAGATGCGCGAAGAGTCCAAGACCGGCGGCGCCCTCGGGCAGGTCGCCGTGCAGGAACTGGACGCGCTGCGCTCGTCGATGGCCGCGCTCAATGCGTCCATGGATATGAAGGACCTCACCCGCAACCTCGACATGGTCATCGCCAAGTACAAGCGGGCGATGTCCGCCTACCAGCGCATGGTTGAGGAGCGCAAGCGCACCCTGTCCGGCGGCGCTCCGGCGCAAGGCGGTGCGCCCGCGAGCGGGACAATCAAGTACGACCGGAACGGCAACAGGATTCGCTAATGCCTATTCGTGCTCAAGCTGCCGACGGTTCTATCCACGAGTTCCCGGAAGGCACGGCGCCCGAAGTCATAGACCGGGTCATGAAGGCGTACGCGCAAGGCGGCGAGGGTGAAGCCCCGCGTCGCGCCACCGGCGACAGGCCGCCCGAGGCCCTGACCGAGACGGCCCCCGGCGAGTTCACCGGGGAGAGCGGCGCACGCTACTCCGAGAAGCCGCGCCAGCCGCAACTCGTCGCTGACCTGGAGGACACCAACCGCCTGAGCCCCGAGGGCTTGCCGTCGGTTGAAGACCTGCGCGGCAGCATCTTCCGCAACATCCTCGGCAAGGAGCCCACGCCGTCACCCAACGCCTTCGGTGCGTTTGCGCAAGGCGCCGGCCTGTCCGCGCTGCCGACCCTCGTTGGTTACGGCGCCATGCGGGGTGGCGCAGCCCTCGGCGCGCTCGCCGGCCCGGCAGCGCCTATCCTGTCGCCGACGCTGGCCGTCGGGCTCGGAGTGGGTGGCGCGCTGACCACCGCCGAGGCGCAGGAGCGGGCGCTGGACGCACTGCCCGAGGACGTCAAGGCGCGCTTCGGCCTGTCCGAGGAGCAGATCGCTGCGTCGCGAGAAGCCTACCCCTACACGTTCAACTTCGGCCAACTGGCCCCCAGCCTGCTTACGGGGCGCCCGTTCTCCGCAGAGAGCCGTCAGGCCCTGATGAAGGCGGCTCGCGAAGTCAACCCGGCTCTGGCCGCGCGCCTGTTCGGTAAAGCCGTCGAGGAGGCCGCGCCAACCGCCGCGCTGTCCGCCGGCGCGGGCGCTACGGGGGAGGCCGTCGGCCAGTTCTTCGACGGCAACAAGGACCCCGACATCGGCAAGATCGCCCAGTCCGCCCTTGTCAGCGGGCTTACCGGCTACAACCCTCGCAGCGTATCGGCATTGGAGCGCAGCCTCATCGGCACCCAGCAGCCGACCGCCGTGACCGACGAATTGCAGATGGGGGCCTTGCGCCTCGGAGCCGAGCCCACCCCGCTTGACGTGCTGCCGCGCGATGTGCTCGGCAACCTCGCGTCCGACGTGGCGCGCGTCAACCCGCAGGCCGGTCGTGAACTGGAGCGCGCCGCCGACCAGCGTGTCCGCCAACTGCCCGGTGCGCTGTCCACCCTCGCCGAGGGCATCCCCGGCGTGCCGCCCGGAGCCACCGTCACCGGCGTCACGGATGCCGCCGAGGCCGCGCGTCTCGCGCGTCAAGCCCGCATCACGTCCGGTAAGACGAACATCGTGCGTGGCGCGGAGGCCGAGCAGGAGGCGGCCAAGGCGGCTAAGGCCGAGGCATCCGAGGGTGTGCTCCCGGAGACCCGCGGCGGGGCGCCTGCCGCCTACACCGAACTGCAAGCCCAGCGCGACGCTGCGCGGTCCAACTTCAAGCGGCTTTACGACGACGCAGAGGCGGCGGGCGACGTCGCTCTTCCCGCCGATGCAGCGCCCACCGTCGCCGATGAACTGGCGGCCACGGCCAAGTCGTACGCCGGGACCCTTGAAGCGGGCGAGGCTCCGGCCACTGAGCGCATCGTAGCCAAGGTGACCAGGGCGCTTGAGGAGCGTGGCGGCCTGACCTTCATGGACCTCAACAGCCTGCGCCGCCAGCTTCAGCCGCTGACCGGTCGCGGGGACACCGACTCCACCGCCGCGCGCGACGTGATCCGCAAGATCGACGAGGTTGAGGACCGACTGTTTGACGCCGGCGCGTTCGGTGACTCGGACGTCGTTCAGAAGTGGCGGGCCGCCAATCAGGCTCGCCGCGAGTTCGGTCAGAACTGGGAGAACAACGTCTTCGAGCGGATCCTCGCGGGCCAAGACCCACAGGCCATGACCGTGACGATGTTCGGCACCGCCGCCGGGGCGCCAGTGCGTGGGCCGAACCGCGAGGCGGACATCTCCGCTGTCATGAGCCGCCTGAGCCCGGAAGCCCGCGCTGCTGTCCAACAGGACGCCATGGACCGGCTGTTCAGCAAGGACGTGGGCAAGCCCACCTTCGGCGCAGCGTTCACCAAGTGGGAGCGCGAGAACCCCGAACTGGCCGACATGCTCGTGCCGGAGGAGGGCCGCAACGCCCTGATCCGCGCGCAGGGCGAGATCAAGGCCGCGACCGAAGCATCGGAAGCCGCCAAGGCTCGCGGCGCCCGCGCCACCGAGCGCGCGACGACGCTGATGAAGCAGACTGAGGATGCGTTCAAGGCGAGGGTCGAACCCGCTTCGCAGGGGCGCAACTTCCTGTCGGAGAGCGCGCTGGACTTCCGCAACGCCGTCGACGGGTGGACGCCCTCTCAGCGTCAGACAGCGAAGGTCGGCGTGCGTCAGGCCATGCGCGATGCAGTGGCCAAGCCCGACGCCTCGATCCGCCTACTCGTCAACTTGGCCGACAACACCGACGCCCAAGCCAACCTGCGCGTCCTGCTCGGCAACGCCGAGGCTGACGCCATCATCCTCAAGGCCGTATCCGCGCAGGAGGTCGTCAAGCGCCTCGGTGCGGTCGGGCAGGGCGCCCGCTCGGGCCTCGGAGCCGCGCCCTCAGAGCCGGACATGATGGACCTCGCGCCCGACATCCTCATCAAGTCCGGGCCTATGGGCGCGAGGGTGGACGCGCAGGCCAACTTCTTCCAGTCGGCCATGCGCCTGCTGACCGCCAAGGGGCTGTCCAGCGCGGAGGCGCTTCAAGTGTCCCGCGACCTTCTGGACCCGGCGAAAGTAGACGCGGTGCGCGACCAGCTTGCCAAGCAGATCGGTGAGGGGCCTGCGGACGCCGCTCGTCGCCGGGCACAGGCGTTCTACGGCCCTGTGTCGGAGCGCCTCGGCATAGCCGCCACGCGCGCCGCCGTGACGCAACGCGAGCCTCCGCCACAGGTCGAAGCGCCTCCGGTGGAAGAGCCCGAAGCGGAAACGCCTGCTCCGCCAGCGCTGCCCGTGTCCGTCGAGGGCGAGCGCATCTCGCCGCAGGTGCCGCCCGAAGTCGTGCAGGCGACTGCCGCCCTGACGCCCACACAACTCAAGGCCCTGGCCATCGTGCTGGAGGCCAGCCCGAACCGCGACGAGATGCGGGCGGTCGGCCATGTGCTGAACAACCGCGCTCGCAACCCGTCCCGCTACGGCGAGTCCTTGATCGAGATGCTGATGGGCGGCGAGTTCGACGGCTTCAAGACGACGCGCGAGAAGATTGACGAGATGCTCGCCTCTGAGCGTTTCCGCGAGGCCGAGCAGGTGATGGCCGACATCGACGCGGGCAAGGACCCTGACCCGACGGGCGGCGCCACGCACTTCCTCGCCCCCCGGCTCATGCAGCAGAAAGGCTACACGACGCCGGAGTGGGCGAAGCGCGCGGGCAAGCCTATCGGCGAGACCGTATTCTATTCAGAGGTGGACTGAGTAGCCAGACACCCACGGCGAACAGCGCCGCGCCGGCAACAAACATCCACGGCGCGAACCAGAGCCCGAGCAGGGCCATCGGCGCCAAAGCCACCTTGTCGTTCATGTCTCGCTCCTCCGCTTCATAGCCTCAAGCAGCACGTCCTGCACGCTGCGCTTGTTGACGAGTCGGTCCAGCACCATCGCGTCCACCGTCCCTCGGGCGAGGATGTAGTGGATAAAGACAGGCCGGTCGTAGCCCGACTGCTTCTGGCGCTGCGGGCCGATCCGCTCGATGATCTGGTCGTGTTCCTCAAGGTTCCAGTTCAGGCCGAAGAACGCGAGGATGTTGCCGCCGTCCTGTAGGTTCAGGCCGTGGCCCGCCGACGCCGGGTGCGCGACCAGCACCGGGATGCGACCCGCGTTCCAGTCCACAATCGTCTTGGGGTTGTCGTCCAGCGGCTTGGCCCCAGGAACCGCAGCGAGGATCCGCGCCAGATCGCTCTTGAAGTTGTAGGCGACCAGCACGGGCATCCCGTTGGCCTCCTCCACCACGCTCTTGAGCGCGTCGATCTTCTCGTCGTGCACGACGGCCCACGAGCCGTCCTCCTTGTAGACCGCGCCGTTCGACAACTGGAGGCACTTGCTGGTGCGCACCGCAGCGTTCACGGCCTCCACGCCCTCGCCCTCGATGAGCGCCCACATGTCGCGCTCCATCTCCTCGTAGGTCTTGCGCGCGTCCTTCGGCAACTCAACCTCGATCACGTTGCGGATCGGCTCGTCGACGTCCAAGCCCTTGACCGTCAGGCACACGTCCTTGAGCCGGTCCTCGATTTCCGCTTGCGCGAACTCACGAGGCTGGAGGCTGTAGCCGTCCCAGCCCTTGGTGAACCAGCGCGCCTCGAACGCCGAGAACGTGCGACCCAGCCGCTCGCCGCGGTCAACGAACCAGACCTGGCCCCACAGGTCCTTGAGCCCGTTCGGCGCCGGCGTGCCCGTCAGGCCGATGAACCGGCGCGACTTGGTGTGCGCCACCTTGGCCAGTGCCCGCGCCCGGGAGCCGCCCTGCCGGGTGCGGTATGACTTCAGTTTGGAGCAGTTATGGACGAGGACCCCGTTAGCAAAGTATGTAGGTGCTCCTTCAACCTCAAGGTTGAATACAGGGACCAAGCCTCCGTGTTCTTGATCCGAAACACGGTCCACCCCAACGACTGTAGCTTCTCGGTCTTCTTCCGATCCCGCGCCATACCGAGGTAGGTCCCGTGCGACTGCCCATCCACCTCCAAGCACACCATCCGGCTGGCATCCGCGAAGTCGAGTTTGTAGTGCGACGGATATCCGGCCCCAGCCCCCTTCAACGACACTATGTGATTCCAGCGGAACCCTTCCGGCAGCAGCGGCGCAATCAGCGCCTCTGTGTTCGTCATGCCAGTCCCGTTGCCGCCCCGTTTGGCGGGGAACGGCTTGTTCTTCCGGACCTCCGACATCGTCGCCCGATGGGTCTCGGACCATGGCCTTCCATAGTTCCAAGCACGCATACCTTCCTGCTCGCGCTTCCGCTGAGTGGCCGTCATGTTTCGGCGGCTCAACTCTCGGTGCTCCGGGCGCCCGGAAACCGCCTTCGACCGGCAGCTTGTGGAGCAGTACTGGGTCTTGCCCAGTCCCGCCTGCGTGTGCGCTCGGCTGCCCCTTCGCAAGAAGGGCGTCTGACAGGTCGGACAGACAATCTCGACCATAGAGCCGCCGACCTCCACAAGCCTCTGCGGGTAGCCATCCGGCGTCAGTAAAGAACGGGTGCGTTTTCGTGGCATAGATTTTAACCCCTGAACCTAGGGTCAAACATACCAGATTAAAATCGTTTGAAAAGCGCCGATACACCCTGCGGATCCGGCGCGGCCCAACGTGCGTGAGAACCTCCTCGCCCTCAGACAAACTCTCGATAGGGCGGTCGCCGCCGGGCGTGGCGACCTGCGTCCCCGCGACGAAGCACTCGTCTGCAATCACCGTCTTGAACGGCCAGCCCTCGCCGTAGTGCGCGACAAGCCAAGGCACGTTGTCGTAGTTGGTGGCGTAGATGTCAGCAGGAAGGCGCAGGGCGGCCTCCCGCTGCTTGGCGGTGCCCAACACCGGCACGACCCTTAGCGCCTGCGTGTGAGCCCATTTGGCGGCTTCCTGTGGCCATGTGCTGCTCACCACCCGCTTGGGTGCCAACACCAGTGCGGGGAACACCTCCTCGACCGTATCCAGCGCGCTCAGGGCCGTCAGCACCGTGACCGTCTTGCCCCCGCCCATCGGCATCCACAGGACGCTGCGGCGCAGGTTGTAGAGGTGGTCGAGGGCCTCGCGCTGGTAGTCGTGCGGCGTGAAGGTGCGGGTCACACCAAGTCGCCGCCGAACAGCTTTTCGGCGTCCACCCGGAAGCCGAACCCCCGGCGGTTGAGGACCGAGCCTTGCGGCACTTTCTGCCGGATGCGATGGATCACGACCGACAGGTGGGTGTGCGACTTGCGCCATACGGACAGCGGCTCAACGTCAAGGCCGATGGCCGTGGCCAGTTGCGCGTTGCTGACGTAGCCCTCGTGCTCAAGCATGTAGGCCAGCGCCAGCGCCTCTTGGTGCCCGAGTCCGAACATATCGGCCAGTTGCGAGATGGTCATACGATGTGCCTTCCGTCGGTCTTGAGGCGAGGGGGTTTGGGCGAGGCGGACGGCTCCGTGTTTTTATACATGATGAGCCGGTGCTTCGGGCAGTAGGAGCGGTGCCCCTCGGTGTCGGCGCAGCAGGAGTAGGTCACGTCGCCATCGACGATAGGGAAGGCGCACTCACCGAACTTGCGCTCGGTCCACGGACGCATAAGCGGCTCACCCACAACACGCACCTCCTTCACAGGGAACTTGATGATGTTGACGCGCTTCTCGTCGTGCGCCTTGCGCTCGTTGGGCCGGCGCACAATGCGCGGCGGCTCGGCCTTGACGGGAGCGGCTGGCTTCCCGTGTTTTGCACCCATGCGGTGCATCTTGCCGATCACGGCTTTGCGCGTGACGCCGAGGATCTTGCCGATATCCACGGCGCTCTTGCCCTCGGTCCAGAGGCGGGCGGCGAGGGCGGTGTTCTCGTCCGACCAGCCCATCTATGCCTTGATCCCCACGACGGCGAGGTCGTAGCCTGCGTCGCTGTGGCCCCGGCGCCAACCGACGGCGCCGTGGCACCCCTTGGCCGTGGCCATGCGGATCAGCGTGGTCGTCATGTAGTTGGCGATGCTTTTAGTGGGTTCGCTCTGCATACGAACGGCGAACATGTCGGTGAACGGGCCGCTCAATTCCACGAGGCGAAGTTCCTCACCGAACAGTCGGTAGAGGGTGTGGATGTCGTCGTCATACATCTCAAAAGGTGGTGTCATGTTGTCTCCTCTGGCCCACCGTGGGCCGCGCTCTCTGTATCCCTGCTTGTTAGCTGCCCGTCAAGCGCCAATTCGATGAAGGCGTCCACCTCCTCGCGGGAGGCGACCACCCATACCCAGAAGCCGTCGGCGCGTAGCCGGTCGCCCTCGACGACCTGGAGCGGGTGCAACCGGCCACCCGCCCGCTTGACCTCCACGAAGTGCAGGTTCGGTCCCGGCCACCAGACCATGCGGTCAGGGGCGCCGCGCCTGCCGATCCATTGCAGCTTGCGGTGCCGCCCACCCGTCGCCTTGACGCGGGCGATCAGGTAGGCTTCCACCTTGCCTTCGGGGGTCACTCAGTCCCCCTTCTGATAGCGATACGTCTCAAACCCCGCTGCGGCGAGGGGCAGGCCGACCGACCACTGAGTGCCCTGCGACATGAGCGCGGCCAGGCCCTCCGCACTGAACGCCGGATCGTCCGGCGTCTCGCAGATGATCTCGTCGTGGACGTGCAGCACAGGGCCGTAGCCCGCCGCCTCCGCCGCGAGCAGGCCGGCGGCGAGGACGTCGCGGGCGGTGGCCTGTGTCAGGTTCTCCACAAGTTTTCCACCGTATGTGTCCAGCCGCTCCCAGCGTCGGGTGTATTGGTTGGTGCCCATGTAGGACAGGCGCCCGTCCTCGTCGACTTGCGGCGACGGGTAGCAGAGGTAGCGGCCTGACGGCAGGCGGGCGCGGAGCCAACCCCCGGAGCGTCGGAAGGCGATGCTGCTGGCCCGGTAGACCTCGCCCGGGTTGCTGATGGCGTTGCGGGCGGCGCGCTCGCAGTCGTACCAGAACTTGACCGTCGCCTTGTGCTTCGCGCGCCAAGCCTTGACGATCTCAAGCACCTTGGGCTCTGGCAGGTTGACGCCGTAGATCGCGCCCATTGCAGCGAACGCACCGACGCTCCCCTGATAGCCGCAGGCCAACTCGGGCACCTTGCCGCTGACCTGCCGCTCGTCCTTCGTCACGTCGCCGGGGTCTTTGCCGAGGATGCCGCCCGCCGTGATCTTGTAGATGTCGTGCCCGACGCCGGCGTCAAACTCGCGGAAGGCGTCCAGCTTCCACTGCTCACCCGCCAGCCACGCCAGCACCCGCCCCTCGATGTTGGACAGGTCGGCCACGACCAGTTTGCAGCCCGGCGCCGCGACGATAGACCCGCGCACCGCGCTGGCGCACAACTCCATGACGTCGTCGTAGAACACCGTCTCGACGCCCACCTTCATGGCCTCGATGCCGGTGTCGATCTGCGGCTGCTTCAAGGTCGGTCGCGGTAGGTTCTGCGGCTGGAATAACCTTCCGCCCCACCTCGCCGTGCGTGACGCCCCGGCATATTGCATGGTGCCCCGCAGCCGCCTGTCGGACGAGGTGCCGTTCACCAGCACCCGATACTTGGCCGGGCTGGTCGCCGCCGCTTGCAGGCGCACCTCCAGCAACTCGCGCACGTCATCCGGCACGTCGGTCTTGAGCAGGGCGCCCAGCGTGCCCTTGCGCAGGTCGTCAATCTCCAAGCCCATCGTGTCGCGCAGGTAGTTGATCAGAGCGTCCCGCTGTGTGGCGCTGGGCACGGCGCCGTTCGTCATCAGCGCCGACTCCACCGCCAGTCGCTGACCCGCCTCCTTGGCGGCGCGCAGGGCGGCGTGGGCCAGGTCCATGTCGATCTGGATGCCGCGGTCGTTGATGGCTTGGTCCAGCCGCCACACGGCCTTCTCGGCGTCGGTCCAGTTGACCTTGGGCTGGCGCTTGTAGACCTCGCGCATGGCGACGATGTCCATGCGGGCGTATTCCTTGAACGCCTCCCACTCCGCCGGGTGCGTCTCCTTCGTGGCCCGGCGCAGCTTGCGCGTCTTGGCCTGCGGCTTGCAGAACAGTTGGATCAGCTTCTTGCCCGCCTTGTCCTTGGCCTTGTCCAGCGGGACGCCGAGGACCTCGCACTGCTTGTCAAGGGCGCCCGGCAGGCTGTGCAGCAGGCCCACGGCGAGGGTGTCGTAGATGCGCTCAACGGGCACGCGCACCTGACTGAACGACAGGACCGTGCGGTCGAAATGGCTGTTGTGAATGACGATCTGGTCGGCGGCGTCGATGAGCGACTGCATCATGCCGGGGGTCGGGAACTCGACGACCTGGACCTCGTCGTCGTCGTCCCATGCGTAGGCCAGCAGCAGGATCTCCGCGTTCTCCGCATAGGCCCATGTGCCATGCGTGATCGGCGTCTCGCTGTAGGTCTCAAGGTCAAGGTAGATGGTGCGCATGGCAAGGAGTGAGGGGCAGGACGGCAGGAGAAGGACCGCCCTGCCCCTCTGGCTTCGCTAGATCAGATCAGCGCAGCCAAGCGCGTTGGCGTAGAGTTCGAGCATGGCTCGCTCCTCCAGCACCTTGTCGCGGTCCTTCTTGCGAAGGGCCACCAGTTTGCGAAGGGCCTTGGTGTCGAACCCATTGCCCTTGGCCTCGGCGTACACCTCCTTGATGTCCGCCGCGACTTGGCTCTTGTCCTCCTCCAGACGCTCGATGCGCTCGATGATGGACCGCAGTTGGTCGGGCGCCGCGGGGGTGTTGTGACCGATCATCAGACGAAGTCCTCCTCGTCGTCCGCACCGAACTCGTCAGCCGAAGCCGCCGACGAGCCGCCGAAGCGTTCGCCGTCCTCGTAGAACTTCACGCCGCGAAGCACGGCGTTGATGCGCCGGCCCCACTTCGGGCTGTCCTGCACGTAGATGTCCACGCTGGCGTGGACGTAGCAGCCGCCCTCGATCAGGTGGTCGGCCTCCGTGACCGGCTGGCCCTGACGGTCCAGCGCGGTGGGGCGCAGCTTCTCGGAGCGGGTGGACAGGAAGAAGTTGCCGTCGAAGCCGTCGTAGACGTCGCCGTTCTTGTTCTTGTACGGCCCCTCGGCCCACGCCGACTTCTTGTCGTCCATGAGTTGCTTGACGATGGTGTCGGCCTTGGCGCCCCACTTCTCCTTGGCCGCCGAGGCGATGGCCCCGCGGATCGCCGCCACGTTCGGGGAGGACGGGTCCACGATCAGCTTGGCGCCGTAGGCGGGCTTGTTGTCGCCGAAGGCTTGAGGCTGGAAGATGGCCGGGAAGGCCAGTCGCACGTTACGCAGTTGAACAATCATGTCTCAGGTCTCTCGTTTCAGGTTGCTAGTCGAAGTCCGCCGCCGTGGCCCCGAGGGACAACGCCGGTTTCTTATCCGTGGCCGGGGCCACCGATGGCTTGCCCGGGGACCGCGTGACCAGGGCGTTGATGCGCTGGAGGCGGGCTGGGCTGTGCTTGAGCAACTTCTCCGCAGTCGTCGGAGAAATCAAGTCATATTCGTAAATCTCGCTGTTCTTGAAGCGCCAGGACTTCAGCAGCTTGGTGACGTCGTCCGGGTTGGACCACTTGCGGTTGCCCATCCGGCCCTCGACCAGCTTGTAGCCGGGCACGTCGGCGCCGGCGAACAGGCGCCGCTCTATCTCGCCGCGCACGGCCTTGCACCAGTCCTCGATCAGCCCGACCTTCGCCATGGCGCCGGCGAGCCACTCGGGATCCACGTTGGCCAGGGTGCCGACGAACGCCTCGTCCACGTCGTCGAAGTCCTCCGCCGTCGCGCCGGTGATGGTGTCCAGCACCTCGTCCTTGAGCGCCGGGCACACGAAGCGGGCATCGCAGAACCGGCACTGCTTCTCGCCGGGATTGTAGGTCTGGTCGCCCGACAGGATGCCCTGCACGACCGCCTTGGTGCTGTCGGCGAACGCCATGAGGTCGTCGTACGACAGGCTCCACCGGCTGACCGGGTTGTCGTTCTGCGCCCGGGGCTGGTGGATGATCAGGTCGAACTGCTCGAAGGGTCCGAGGAAGTCGAAACTGTGCATCGCGCCGAGGGCGTAGAGCATGAGTTGCTCGTTGGCCTCGGCGTTCACCAGCACGCCGGCGCCGTACTTGTAGTCGATCAGGGTCAGTCTGCCCTCGGCCACGACGATGGCGTCCGCTGTGCCGAAGGCGTCGGGCGCACCGATGAACGGCGAGAACTCCACGCGCTGGTCGGCGAAGGCCCTGCCGTCCTCACCCATGGCGTCGAGGACTAGGTCGCGGAAGGCGAGGCCCCCATGGATCATGGCGTCGGTGACAGGCCAATCGGTGTCGCCCACCCGCACGGTGGTGCCGCGCAGTTCGGCGAACGCCTCGTTGCCGCCCCAGTCCCCCAGCACGATGCGGTTCGCCACGTCGTGAGCGGCGGTGCCCTCGTCGGCGTAGGTCGAGGTGCGCGGCGGGACAGTCTCGCACAGGGCGAGGGACCCGGGGCAGCGCAGCCAGCGGTGGGCGGCGGAGGGGGAGAAGCGGGCGTGCTGCATCACTCGTAGCCCTTCTTCGCCATCTCGTAGCCGCGCATCAGGTCGCTGAAGATGCGACCCACCATGTCGGTGTCGTCCAACTCGCCGGAGCGAATCGGGCGGGCCATCAGGTTGGCGTGCGACTTGGACAGTCGCGACAGGGCGCGCTCCCGGGCCTCCATGCGCATCTTGTACTCGGTGTCGGGGGTCATCGCAGCGTCTCCGTTTGGTTGGACACGGCGGAAACATAGCCCGGGTCGCGCGACATGGAGTCCAGCGCATCGGCTATGACCTTCGGGTCGTTGTGTGTCTGCCAGACACGGTGAGCCGTTTGCGCTGCGTCTTTCAGACCCGCCTGCACGCCTCGGAGATAGGCGTCGCCGGCCTCCTTTCTGCGGTAGGCAACCAAGCGGTCGCCGTGAAACAGGCACTCATACTTGTCGGGGTCCGGGCGCCAAGCGGTGACACACGACCAATCATGCCCTCCGGCCCGACCGGATTTACTTTCCCCACGTGATGACCACCGACCGCCGCCGGGGTACGATCCGATCCGGTAAAACACGTCAACTTCCATGTCCATCGGGCACGGGCACGGCTTGCCGTAAAGGTGCTTACGCCAATCGTTGCCCTTGTAGTCGATCCAGTCACTCACTGGTCAGCCTCCTGCATCCGGTCCTCGTGCGCCGTGACGGCGTGCATGATGGTGGTGTGGTCAAGGCCGCCCATCCACTCCGCGATCTGCGGGTAGGAGAAGCGCGGCTTGCCACGCTCGTCCTTCGCCTGCCTCATGCGCCAGGCCACCTCCTGCCGGGCGTGAGCGATGTGCTTGATCCGGCTGGTACCCATGATGTCCACGATGGACACGCCACGAGTGACCGACACGTCGCGCATGACCTGTTGCAGGTACGCCTTGCCGGTGAGCGGCGGGTCCTTGGGGTTCAGGACCGACTGGCGCCCGCGCTCGTAGGCGGCGATCAGGGACTCGTAGTTCCGGCTTCCGAAACCAAGGTCCAAGTCGTCAAGGCCGAGTTGCCTGAGCCTCTCGTACGTGGCGTTGAAACGGGCGACTGTCTGTTTGAAGTCGCAATCGTTCGGGGCGGGTGGTTCAGGTGAGGGCATCGCACCCCGCATAGCGGCGATTATGTTGGGCCACATGTCCTCGGGTGCGCCGCGAGCGGTGGTCAGGCCGAAGGTGGACAGCACGGCCTCGGCGGCGTAACGCCCCCTGCTATTGGCCAGCAACCGCACCGCGTCAACCACCTCGTCGTAGGTGACTGGCGTGGGCATCACATCGCACTCCGCACGGCGGCGATGATCTGCGGCCACATGTCGGCGGGCGTGCCGCGGGCGGAGGTCAGGCCGAAGGTGGACAGCACGGCCTTGACGGCGTCCGGCCCCTTCTCCTTGGCCAGGGCCAGCACCTCGCGGGACATGTCCTCGTAGGTGATGGGCTCAGAGGCAGGCGTCGCAGAACCAGACGCGGGCTCGTCCGACCCAGCTTCCGAGGTAGACGCCTGCGTTTCCACAGGCGCATCGACGGAAGGGACGGGCTCCTCCACGATAGGCGTCGTGACGGTGCTCTCGAAGATGGGCTCGGGGGTGGCGGTGGACGCCAGCATCTCCGGGGTGACGTGCTCCACCGCAACCGCCACGGCGGGCATACCCAAGCCGGCGGCCTCTGCGGCCTCCCGGCTGATCTGCGTCTCCACGATGGGCGCCGTGGCCTTGGTGCGGGTCGCGCGGGGCTTGGGGGCCTCGGCGGGGGTCCGCAAATCCAAATACTGGCCTTCGCCGGCGATCTGGCGGGCTTGGGACACGATCTCGGCCCAGTCAACGCCTTCCAGGGTGATGCTGATAGACATGGTTCAGTTCTCCTTTTTGTAAGCCGCTTCAATGCGGCGGCAGGCAATCTCAAAGTAGTCGGGGTCACGCTCGATGCCGATGAACCGAAAGCCCTCCAGCATGGCGCCCTTGCCCGTCGAGCCAGAACCCATGAAGGGGTCCAGCACGACACCCCCGGGCGGGGTCACTAAGCGACACAGGTAACGCATCAACTCCGTCGGCTTGACGGTGGGGTGGTTATTCTGCCTTGGCCCCCACCGACCATACGGGTTCCCGTCCTCGCCCTGTGCGGCTTTCTCCGTGTGGTTGGGGCGGAACTCGCTGGCCGCGCTCGCCTTGCGCTCCATGTCCTCCAAGCCCTCGTCGCGGTCGCGCTTGCTGGCCTTGGGGCAGTAGAAGAACCGGGCGGCGGAGCCAACGTCACCATAGCCGACCTCCTGTTCGCCGGTGACGCCAAGCCGACCCGCCATAGCCGAGGTCTCATGCTCCTTGCGCCGAACGCCCGGCTTGCCGCTCTTGGTGTCGGGGAAACAGGCCAGCACTTCCTCGCTGCCATCGTGGATCAGGTTGGCGGGCCAGCGGCCAAGTGGCGACGAGCCGACCTGCTCGCCTGCGTAACCTCCAGCGTAAACATTCTTTGCCATCTTGGCCGACGACCACGTTCCCCCGCCGCCAAGCCGGGGGTCGTCAACGGAGGGGTCCGTCCCCACCCGACACCCGTCCACATTCAGCGCGCCCGTGCCGTAGGTCTGGACGTTCTCCGCCACCGTGCCGGTCAGGGGCTTGCGGGCGACCGTGATAGGCTCCAGGGCAGGCTTCAGGGCCGTGCCCCAGCCTTGCCACTGGCGGGCGGCGTCTGTGGCGGGGGCGGTGATGGCGCCCGGGTTTCCGGCGTAGTCGCCATACGCCGGTGTGTCGACGGCGCGCGTCTGCTGTGTAGCCTTGCGGGTGTCAAACCCCACCACCTCGCGCTCCGCACCCGCCGCCTTGTCGATGGCCTTGCTCACGTCCAGCGACTTCGGAAACCCCGACCCATAGACCCAGGCGATCATGTCCCGGATCTCAAACCCGGCGTCTTCAATCCGCACGGCCATCCGGTGTTGGGTCCGCGTCCCGGCAAAGGCCAGCAGGTGAGCGCCGGGCTTCATGGCCTCCAGCACCGAGGCCCACAGCGCCTCGCTCGGCACATCGTAGTCCCACCGCTTGCCCATGAACGACAAGCCGTAGGGCGGGTCGGTGACGACCGAGTCGACCAGGTCGCCCACGAACGGGAGGCCGGGCACGATCTCCAAGCTGTCGCCGCAATATAGCGTGGCGTCGCCGATCTGCTCAACCCTCACAGTCGCACTCTTTGTAGCGGTATTCGTCCTGCAAGTTCTCGTACCTAACGGCCAACCCCTCAAAGCGGTCGACCAACTCCTGCACGAGCGGGTGGTCGAACGCCTCGCGCACGCGCTCGATGAGCGCCTCGTCCTCAAGCCCTGCGGCCTGCAATCTCGTCATGTCGATTCTCCTTGGGCCACAGCGGCCCGGTAACAGTTATCTAGGACTTAACAAGCAAGTTGTCACGCACAAAATTGCACGACGCCATGCTCCAGCATCAGCGGGGCGTCCTCGCCCTTCTGCAAGCTGCGCACGGCGCGCATCACGCTCTGCCGCCGGATGTCGCGGGCGCCCTCCTCGGGTGCCGGCACCGTGCCCACCACGTAGTCCAGCAGCTTGTCCAGCGACATGCTGGTGACGCTGGGCTCCAAGAGGCCGATGGCGTCCATCACCACCTGCTCCCACGCCCCGAACCGCCGCTTGGCCGTCGGCTTCTGCGCCACCGGCACCGTAGCGTCCCGCACCACAAGGCTGCTCATCTCCTCGCCGTCGCGGTCAAGGCCGACCACCACAGGCTCCAAGGTGAAGCCCCACGACAGGTCGTCGCGACCGTCCTTCTGCTTGCTGACCCGCAGGACGCGCACCTGCCCCTCGTCGGGCCGCATGACCTCGAACTCGACGTCCGCGGCGGCGCGGATCCCGCTCCAGCCCCGGGCGCCCCGCGCCGCGTCCTTGCCGCTGTGGTGGACCAGCAGCACCATGGCGCCGGTCGCATCGCGGATGGCGCGGGCGTGACGCAGGGCCAGGCCCATATCCTCGCCGCTGTTCTCGTTCGCGCCGGGCGTGACCTGCGCGAAGGTGTCGACCACCACCAAGTCGGTCGGACCCGCCGCGGCCATGGCCTCGACCACAGCGGTGATGTCCTCCTCGATCAAGAAGTTCGGCACGGCGTTCATAATGCCAAGCGGCACACCGTCGAGGCTCAGGCCCCGGTCGATGGCATACGCCTTGACGCGGCCCGCCACGCCCCCGCCGCCTTCAGCGGCGACGTAGAGCACGGCGCCCTGCTTGACAGGCCGCTCGCGCCAGTCGGCCCCGCGCGCCACGGCCAGGGCCATGTCCAGCACGGCGAAGGACTTGCCGCTGCCGCTGGCGCCGTAGAGCACGCCGAGGTCGGCCCGGGGCAGGACGCCCTTGATGATCCACTCCGGCGGCTCGCGCATCATGTAGTCGCTGGCGGCGACGAACGGAAAGCGGCCCGGGTAGCCCGGCGGCGTGGCGTAAGAGGCGGACGGCTCGGCGACCTGCACCTTCTCCGCCAGCTTCTCCAGCCGCTCGGACGGGTTCTGCGCCTCGCGCGCCTCGCGGGCCATCTTGATGACCGACGCCATGGTGACCTGACGGCCCGTGGCCTGCCGGCGGGTGAACGAGTCCCATTGCGCCTGTAGCTGGTCGCTGCCGGGGTATTGCTCGCCGTCACTGGACCACTCGTCCCACAGGTCAAACCCGTCGCCCTCGGTCTCGTGGTGCAGGGCCATGCCGACGCGGATCCAGTCGTCGCGGCCCATGCTGGCGTCGAGGTCGGCCAGCAGCGCCCTGATCTCGTCCTCGCTCAGGCCAAGGGTCGGCTCGTGGCCGGCCATGAAGTCGTCGGGGTCGCTCGGGCCGGGGCCTTGCGGGCCGAACCGCGCATCACAGAAGGCCCGCAGCTTGGCGCTGACGGGCGCCACCACGTCGCCGGTGTCGAACAGGTCCACGGTATAGAGCGGGTTGCCTGTGACGGTGACGAAGCCGGAAGCGGTGAAGGTCTCGACGCCATAGCGGTCGGCGATGGCGCGGCTCTTGCGGTCGCCCAGCGCCCCCTTGACGAAGGCCCGCACGCCCTTGCCGCTCGGGCTGTATTCCGCGTAGGTGTCGCAGACCAGCGCCTCCAGTTCGGCGGGCAGATGGCCGTGGGTGTCGACGCAGGCGTCGAAGTCCAGCGCCGTGACGCCCCAGTCGGCGAGCATGGCCAGACCCACGCCGTCCATGCCGCGGGCCTTGGCGCGCTCCAGGGCGCGCTCCAGAGGCACGAGGGAGGCGCGGTCGCGGGCGTCACCCTGCCGGCCATAGCGCCTGCCGCCATTGGCGTAGTAAGGCACCTTGATGGCCTTGCCGGAGCCCTCGATGCGCTCATACCGCCAGCACAGCCAGCCGGGCAGGTCGCGCAGCAGCGAGGGGACAGCGAGGCCCGGAGTCGGGCCAGCCATCACTCACCCGTCAGCGCATGGACCATCTTGCGGACGGCGGGGGACACGAGGGCGATGCCCGGCACGCCGGAGATTTCCGCGATCTGCATGGCGCGCTTCGGCGGGGCATAGCCCTGCGAAGCCCACAGGCAGACGGCTTGGTGGGTCACGGCGAGGCGGCGGGCCAGAGCGGCCTTGCCGCCCACGGCCTCAATAGCGGTGTCGATGTTCATCGTAGTCTCCTTGAGCGGCGAAGGTAAACGCTTGCGTTGCGGGGCGTCAAGCACTCCTTACGCGCTCCGCCGCCATCGCTGCGTATTCAGGGTTGAGTTCACAGAGGATGCTGTTGCGGTTGTTGCGGGCAGCGACAAGGCCAGTGGTCCCGGCCCCGCCGAACGGGTCCAGCACCGTCCCGCCTTCAGGGCACCCGGCGAGGACGCAGGGCTCGATCAGGTCGGGCGGGAACGTGGCGAAGTGGGCGCCCTTGAAAGGTTTGGTGGTCACGGTCCAGACGCTGCGACGGTTCCGCATCCCGTCGTAGACCTTGTATTCAGGGGGGCGAGAGTTGACCCCGGGTTGCGCCGCTCTCGTTGCGCTGCCCTTCGCGGCCTTGGTTCCCGCCGGATAGATGGCGGGCTCCTTCATCGCCTCGCTGTCGAAGTAGTAGCGAGGCCCCTTGGACAGCAGGAAGATATACTCATGCGCCTTGGTGCAGCGGTCCTTCACGCTCTCCGGCATGGGGTTGGGCTTGTGCCAGATGATGTCCTGCCGCAGCGTCCAGCCGTCCGCCTGTAGGGCGAAGGCGACACGCCACGGGATACCGATGAGGTCCTTGTGCTTCAACCCAATGGCGGAGGCGTTTCGATGGGCAGGCCCTGAGCCAGCCGCTCTTCTTGTTCCGCCATCCACTCTTGTAGCGTCAGCGTCGCCTCGCCCGCGATGTCCGCGTCCGTCGACAGATTGCCCTGACTGTCCACCAGCAAGGGTTTCGGCGGGCATGGCGGTTCCAGATCGTTGTGCTGCATAGCTATCTCCAAGGTTCAACCAAAGCGTCCCGTCATCCCGCAGGACGCGGCGCACCTCGCGGAACACCTCGACCAGCTTGGCGACGAACTCGTCGGGGGTTTGCTCAAGCCCGATCTGCCCGGCGTGGCCGTAATCGCGCAGCCCGAAATACGGGGGCGAGGTCACGCAGGTGTTGACGGACTGGTCGGCCATCGCCCGCAAAGACGCGAGGCAATCGCCGACAACGATCTTGCAGGTCATTTGCACGGCCACTTCCCGGTGACGGCCAGGTCCACGGCGAGGAACGCATCATCGCCGCCCCGCTTGGGGTTGGCGCGGGCGTAGGCCACGAACGTGCGCCGGAGTTCATCGGCGGTCGGGTTGGTGGCGGGGCAGTAGTGCGTCCACACGCCGTTGAGCGCGCGGCGCCAGGTGTTGCCGCGGACGGCGGCGCGCACATAGCCGAGACAGTATGACCGCTCGGCGGGCATGGGCGACTCGCAGATCGGCAGAAGCCAACCGGCGGTGTCGGGTTGTGGCGCCGCGCTGATGGCGGCGGCGAGGGCGAGGGCGATCATGGGTTAGGCTCCAGTTGAGTAGGCGACGCCAACGACGAGGACGATGGGCAGGCAGGTGAAGATCAGAAAAATACTTCCCGCCATGAGGGCGTTTTCCCAGTCGCGAGTCTGGCAGGCGTAGATAAACTTGCCCCCGAAACCCAGAAGCAGGTGGGCCAACACACCGACAAAGCCCAGCGCCACGCCCCCGAGGGCGATGACAAGTAGGATGTCAGACAGGGTCATCGTGCAGCCTCCTTCCCAGCTTTGTATGCGGCGAGAGCGGTGCTCGCCTGTCTGCTGACACCGTTGGGGCCGTGCTGTCGGATGTCGTCCAGCGTCTCCAGCAGCACATTCGCCTGCTCTCGGGCCATGCGGGCTCCGGCGAGGTAGGCGTCGACAGGTTCCCGAAGTTCACCAGCTGTGGCGCCAGCCCGCCACTTCCTGAACGCCTGCACGTCAGGATCGACGGGCTTTGGTGGGGTCCAGTTTTCACGAACCACCTCGATGATGTAGTGCTCGACGGGCGGCGCACCCCATCCGCGCTCACGGGCGCGACGCTTCGCCTCGGCCACGATCTGGTTGTTAGTCGGTGTCATCGTGCCGCCTCCTTGCGGTCGTGTTGCTGCTTGCTCTGGATCCGCCCAGCGTCGTCGGCGCCGGCCCAGCAGTGGTCATAATAGGGTGTGAACGGCTTGCACTCCTGTGCCTCGGCTTCCCAGCACGGGCCGCACCAGGCGTCCTCGTGGGCGTCGGTCGCCACAAGGTCGCCGTCCTCCCACCAGTCGTCGCAGCGCGGGCAGCGCGTAGCGTCGAGCACCTTGAGTTGGGTGTCGAAGGCGTCGGGGTTCTCGCCGGCGTCCTCGCGCCAGTCGGGGCCGAACGCCTCGACAAGCGGGATGTGGATATTGTCGGGTGTCAGCCTCACTGGTCAGCCTCCTTGAGCAGCTTGCGGGCGCGCACATAGGCCGCGCGGACTTCAACCGGCTTGTGAAGGTCATCTGCGTAGTCGTGCCAACCAAGGCAGTCTCGCAAAGCCTCCTCCAGCGCCTTGATCCTGCGGCGTTGATCCTCAATAACGGCATTCCGTCGATCCAGCGCCCGGTCGAAAACATCTTCACTCACTGGTCAGCCTCCTTTGCGATGGTCTCGGGGTCGAGGTCGCCAATTATCTCGGTCGGGACTTCGGGCCATTCGCGGTCGATAGCCGTCGCAGCAGCCTCCAGCCCTAGCCGGATGCCTTCTAGCCGGGCGGCGTCGATCAGGTGCTGGTTGAGGATGCGGTAGAAGCCTTTTGTTGTCCAACGGACGTGTTGTGCCGGACACACGTCTGCGCCGTCCGGGTCTTCGTCATAGTCTAACCATTGCACCCACACGTCATCCGCGACCGGCTGGGGTCCGCCGTCGTGTTCAATCCAGTCAGTCACAGGCCTGCCTCCTGACGAGTGCGTCGAACTCGTCGTTGATCTGGGCCAAGCGCTGGCGGGCCAGCGGGACGACCGCCTCGGGCTCCAGCTCAAGAAGTCGGGCGGCCTGGGCGAGGCTGATCAGCTTCTCTTCGACGTGTTCCTCGTTGCCCTCCCTGTCGAGATCTATCAGGTCGAGCATCACGGAGAACCGTGACCCAGGGTCGGTCCAACCCGGCCCGTCTTCGGTAGCGGCCTCAAAGACGGCGGGCGCGAACCGGGCGTCGAAGGTCGAGAAACCCTCGAGGCCGCCCGGGCAGTTGTCGCTGATCGCCACGGTCACTTGTGCGTAGGAGGTCATCGGTCCGCCGCCTCGCCCCGAACCTTAGCGATCGCGGCCTGGGCCTGCTTTACGGCCAGACGGCCCGTGGCAATCCAGTCGTCAGTGTCCAGCAGCGTCGCCAGGGTCTGGCAGGCTTCCAGCAAGTCCGGCGCGGCGGCGATTAGGCGGGCGTCTGGATGGTCGATGTCTGAGATGTGGAGCCTATAGACCGTCGTGTTCTGCTTCGCCTCCGAAACACCAGTCACGGACGCCTCGCCGACCTCGAACTTCAAAAGGTCTTTGGCATCTTCGAGCGAGTTTTGACCCCGGAAAGTGGGTTGAGCGTTTGCCGTGCCCCAGCGCTTGAACCCCATCACTATTCGGCGGCCGCCGTGACGGGTCGAGAGGTAGACATCCTGCGCGTAGGCATTTCCGCGCCAGACCCAAGGTCCCGGCGTGTGTTGATCGCTCACTGGTCAGCCTCCTTGAGCAGAGCCTCGGCTTCGGCTTCCGTGGCGCATTTCGTGATAGTCCAATCGGTATCGACCCCAAGGGCTTCTTGCTCCTCATCGGTGAGGAGATGCACGACGGCCCAAATGGTCGGGCAGCGCCGCCACGTCTCCACCTCGACAATGTGCCGACCGTGCGGAGCATCGTAGATGGCAGGCTCTATGGAGCTTTCAATGTCAGGGCAGATTTCGCCGCTTTCTCCATCGGTTGAAGCCCAAAAGTGGGTGGGCCTGTTCGCCTTCGCCAGCGCCTCCTCCAGCGCCTTAATCCGCTCAGCGGATGCGGCCTGACCGGCGCGGTAGCCCTCAACCTCCTCACCGAGTAGGCCGTCCAGCTTTCCGCTCCGATAGCTGGGGCCAGCCTCGCCGCCGCCTTCGTCCTGCCACCTCGCGGCGCGCTCCCTCGCCCAGATCAGGGCCTCGTCGGGTTCAGTCATGGTCAGCCTCCTCGGCATTGGTTTTGACACTTTCGCCCCCGGCCATGCCCTCAACACCGCTCGGGCGAAAGGAGCGCGCTTCGTCCAGCGTCATTTCCGCCAGCACATAACCGACCCTCATATCCTGGACGATGTTGGCCACGCGGTCGGTGTCGTCCAGTTCCCCGGCTAGGATGGGTCGGGTGAGAAGGTTGGCCTGCGACGGCGAAAGGCGCTGGATGGCGCGTTCGCGGGCGAGGCGTTGGATGGTGTCGTGGGTCATGCGACCCTCCGCGCCTTAACAATCTCCGCCTTCATAGCGTTGATCTGGCCCGCCATCCTGTCAGCCGCACGTTCGGCGGCTTCAAGCGCGGCGGGCGTGGTCCATGTATTACAGGCCCGGCGGATTACAGCGGCTTCAGGGGCTATCGTGGTGGATAGCGCGCGGGCGGCGGTGGGGATGGTGATGTAGGTCATTTGCGGTTTCCCAGTGTGATGGCGAGCATGAGGATGGTGGCGAGGATCCAGAAGGCGGCGCGGACGGCGGTGATCATCGGGCCGCCCCCTTCATATCCTCAAGGGCGTGCGATATGAATCTCAACAGGTCTGCGTTGGCCATCTCGTGGAGGTCGTCTAGCGATTTGGCGTAGGCCAGATGGGCTGGATTCTTGGTCGCCTCCCCTACAAGCGGGAGGTGGAACCGCAACAGCCGCGCCATTACGAAGTCTTCCAGGGTGACAGGCGGGTAGCCCAAGGCGTCTTCGAGTGTCATTGCGCACCTCGCATGTTCCTGTGAGCCTCCAGCGTCCGACGCGCGAACGATGCAAGCACGTTGTCAGGCAGGCTATCGGCCAAGGTGTAGAGGCTGGCGGACATGCCGCGCCCGATATCGCCGAAGGTCTCAGCCTCGTCGATAGCGTTGATGAGGTCGATACGGGATGGGATGCGCGGGGGTGGGTGAAGCATCATGCGTCCGCCCTCCGCTGGAAGAAGTCCAGAATATCCAGCGTCTCGCGGGCATTAACTGTGCCGGGGTATTCGGCGGCGACGTGGGTGCGATATTCAGGGATCGTGAACCAGCGACAACCGGCCATGACCTTGTGAGAGCCGTCCTTCAGGCGGAACAGGCGGAAGGTGTAGCCGTCCATACGCTCGGCGGCGGCAATACATTTGTCGAGGGTGTCGCCTCGGAATATGGCACCGTCGAGTGTGGCCCGCCGCAGTTCGGCACGGCTCAGGCTGGAGCCGAAGACCGCCCCGCGCAAATAGGAGTATCGCAGGTCGGCACCCTCCCAGTTAATTGCGGTCAGGTTGGCCCCGAGCAGGGTTCCGCCGTTCGCCCATGCGGCGGCTGTTAGATAAGCCATGTGCTTGTTCATAGCGCACCTCCGATAGCGGCCAGGGCGATCAGCAGCCATGCCAGCGCGGTGAACGCGGCGGCGGTTAGGATGGCTTCGAAGGCGAGGCGGATGAGGCGGGTCATCGGTCGTTCTCCTGTGCAGTCACGTCGGCCAGCAGGCCGGGCGCGGGTTGGCGGTTGTCGGTGGCGAGTTGCACGAAGATGATGGCGCGGGTAACGCCTCGCTCGTAGTCTAGGGCGATCTCGTGCGCCTTGGCGGCTGAGAGGCCGGAGGCGATCAGGACGCGGGCGGCTTCGGCGCGGGTCATTCGGCGGGCTCCTGTGCCATGACTTCATCGGGGACAGCCTCGGCGTATCCGAGCCACTGGAAGCTGTTGTTCACGACCTTGCTGAAGATAGCCGCCTCGCCGTCGGCACGGTTGTGCGCGAAGGCGTACGGGGCGGCGGTCACTTCCCCGGGCGGCGAGGCGAGCGGGATCAGGGACGATAGTGCGCCGCTGCCGCCGGGCTGGCCGACGCGCAGGACGTAAAGCCGTTCGCGGACGCGCGGATCCCGATAGCTTTTGATCTCATACCGCCGGCCACCGTGCGTCAGGATCAGGCGGGCGGCGTCCCGCTCGGACAGGCCGGAAGCAAGCACGGTGTCGCCGTGCAGGACGGTGAAGGTCTCGGCGCGGGTCATTCTACGCCCTCCTCGGCAAGCCGGGCTTGCATCTCATCCCAGTCATCTTGTGGGATGGCCTCAGCGGTCCAGCCTAACGAGGTGTCAGCGATACGGACAACCTCGGCCAAGATTTCGACCTCGGCGGCGTCTTGTTCGGCCTCCCACGACGCAACCAGCCAAAGGCTGAAGGCGCCGTTTAGCGACTTGCCCCAAAGAGACCAACCCGCGTTGACAGGGTGTTTGCGAATCTCATACTGCGCACTGTCGTGCGTCAGGATCTCGTGGGCGGCCTCGGCCTCGGTCAAGCCCTCGGCGATGGGCTCGCCGGATCGGTCAACAACTACGTAAAGCATAGTGCGGTGTCTCCTGTGAGCGGGCCGGGCTGGCCCTCCTACTGCCTCCGGCCCGCTACGCCTAAGCGCGCGGGCCTGTTGTGGCAAGTAAAGGCTGAACTTGTGGCGGGTGTCAATCGGTAGCTGTGCGGGTGGCCTCCTGAACCCGTACCGACAGGAGGCGGGCCGGTTTGCTGATCCGCCACGAAAAGCCCAAGTCGTCGCGGCGCGCTTCGTTGGCTTGGCGCCTCCCGTTGCAACTCCGGCAATGCCCGGCGCCTTTGGCCCGGCACGCGGTCGGCTGTTGGCAGTATGGGCGGGGCATGGCGGTCAATCCGCAACCGCGCGGGCTCGCCTGACGGCGGCGTGGGCGGCGTCCCATGCCTCGGACGCCTTGCGCGAGCGTGGCGGCTCCATGACGTCAAGAAGCTGCTCCAGGGCGGCAAGCGTGTTTGGGGCCTCTGCGATCAAGCGCGCGTCAGCTTCCGCATAGGCGTTGCCGATATGGCGGGGCGCATGGGCCGGAAGCGTGTCGCTGACGGGCGCTCCGATCATGAAGCCGAGCCACGGCGCATCGTTGCGGGTTGCAACCCAAGGCCCCGGCGTATGTTGCGAAGTCATAGCGATCACCTTTCGATCAGGTCAAAACGGGCGGTCTTGCCGGAGGGGGAGAACCCCCAATCTTGAATCCGCGGGTTTTTGTAGCCCATGCGACGGGCCAGGGCGCGCACGGCGCCGGCGTGCCCCTCCTCCGCCGGGCAGCTTGCCGACGGGCCGGAAACGTGGCGGGCGCGGTACGTGCCCGGCCCCCATTGGTTAGCGGGCCGGTCGCGGCATACGGTGACGTTGTAGCCGTAGGTCATGCGAACCACCTGCGGTAAAGCGCGGGGCGCAGAGCCCATTGCGCTTGTTTCTGGATAGCGGCGCGCTTGTTCTCCGTCTCGGGCGGAAGATCCGCGCGCCAGTAGTTCCAGAGCATCGCCTTCAGGACCGCACAGGCGGCTTCCCGGCGTTCGGTGGGCTCATACTGGCCGGCGGTGTAGTCTAGCCGCCCGTCCTGCCATGTCAGGCGCCCCGCATAGGCGCGGAAGCCTTCGAGCATGTCTTCGACGGGGATAGAGCGCAATTCCACTTGCGCCAGCATCTCCAGCCCGTCCGCGCGGTCGCGGGTAAGGCGCCGCATCTCGGCGGCGTAGTTCTTGCGGCCCTCGGGATCGGGGCGAGTGTTGCCCGGGCGGCCTTCGTCGCAGTAGTCAGCGAAGGGTAGGCCAGGGCGGCGGTTCAGCCAGATGCGCAGGGCGTCAAGGATGGCGGCGCGGTCAGTCATGGTTCGGTGTCTCCTGTGAGGGGTTGGCCCGGCGGCGCGAGGTCGCCGGGCTGAGGGGCTTCAGGATGGAAAGGGCGGTGAAGGGCGGCTTGACGCCTTCAAGGTCGCGCAGGGGCATCAGCACGCCGAACGCGGGGACGGGCACGCGGAGCGGGCGGCCCCTGGTGTGGTCAGTTGTCATGCCGAACGACACAAGGGCCGGGTTCTGGCCGTCCTGATAGACGTGACATGTCGCTTTATACCGGTCGCTCAGACTCTGTGCCGCCTTGTCGAAATCCGCCAGATACTGGCCTTGGTATTGCGCGGCGGCGCCGTCCATAGCGGCGGCTTCAGGGATGGCGCGGCGCCAGTCGGGAAAACTGCCGTCAATCGGCTTACAGGCGACGTCCCCGATGCGCTCCGGTGAAATGGTGATGCGCGGATCTACCATGCCGCGCGGCGGCTTGAAGCCCTGCAAGGCGCGCTTCAGGGCCTCGCCGGGGATTGTCCACCCGTCGAACGCGGGCAGGGCCGCGCGCTCATCATCGGGGGCCAGGGCGCCCACAAACATGCGATGGCCGTCAGTCGAGACGGCGAGACCGGCGGGATCAATGTGGACGCCTCCGAGATAGTAGCGGGTCGCCTCGCGGCTGACGAACATAAGCGCGGCCTTCAGCATGTCAGGGCGGGCTTCAATGGAAACGGTCACGATGGATTCTCCTGTAGCGCGGGCCGGGCTGGCCCTAGGGTTAAAGCGGTAACTTGTATTCGGGCGGGTGTCAATCGCCGGTAGCCTTGGCGATGGCGGCGCGTGCGTTGGCGCATTCTTCAGGGTATTGCGCCTCAAAGTCGCCAAAGCCTGTGACGGCCCAAAGCAAGGCTTGCAGGGCGTCAGTCGTTTCAGGCGCCGCGGCGATCAGGCGGGCGTTGGCGTCGGCCTCGTCCGCCATAAAGTGAACCGGCTTGGAAACCCCACCATTGCGGACCGACAATTCGCCGGGTTGGGTCATGGTGTAGCAATCGCACACGGTAGGTCCGAACTTATGGACGACGTAAGGCCCGTGGTGCTCGGTGCTTTGGACATACTCCCACGGGCCGGGCGTGTGTTGCGAAGTCATGGCGGGTCAATCTCCTGTAGCTAGGCGGGCCAGGGTGGCCAGCCTTCACGCCGGCGGCCTCCGCACGCTAGGCGCCGGAGGCTTTCGGGCGGGTTGTCCGCGAGGGTGGCGGGGCTAGTCGTCCCAAACAACATACTTGCGAAGATTGGCCGAAAGGCGCGGGTTTGCGGCGGCGCGGCGGCGCAATGCCGCGACAACCTCGTCACCGTCGCCATTCTCGAAACAGCCGTCGAAGCGGCGACTAGTGCGGCGGCCTTCGGAAATGACCCTAGCAGCGTAGTTTACTCGGTCGGCGAAACTTCTGATCATGGCGCGGGCCTCCTGTCAGTCGGGCTGATATTCGATAATGAAGGCGTAACCGTTGCCGGCGGGCAGGTCCGCTCCGGCGGTGATCAGCCAGTCGCCTTCGCCCTCCGCCAGCTTGAAGCAAAGGGCCTCAGCCGCGGCACGGTGCGAGCCATCGCCGCCTAGGGCGTAATCATACGGCACGGTGACGGATGCGCGCCAGCAGGTCGCCTTGATGCGGGATCCCCTGTGGTTCGTGGGGCCAAGATAGCGGGTGAGGATCGTTTGGGGCATGTTGCCAGTCTCCTGACGGGGGCGGGCCGCTATTGGCCCGCGCTCCCCGTCTGAATTGATAGATACGCGAGGGTTACAAATGGTGCAAGCGATTAATTGCAGGTCGGTTGTTTTTTTATGCGAGGGGGGTCTGAGGGTTTAGGGGCCTGTTATCTCTTGCAGCGTGCAACGCGACGCATCACGTTGCATCGTGTTGCAGATGTTGCAGCGCCCCTGAAATGCATCACCACATGCAACATGAGGGGGGCCCTATACGTAGTATAGGCCCCTCCGTGTTGCGTGATGCATCCGGCGCTGCGTCGTGTTGCACGCTGCGTTGCACGCTGCAAAGCCTTTAACCGTCTGTTAGTCGGCGCTGAGACAGTGGCCAGGAAGGCGGTTAGCTGGCGGCTGTCAGGTCCGGTTAGCCTTCTATCGTGTAGCAGGTCGCGGCGCCCCTCGCACATGTGGGCGCCCGCGCATTGACGGGGCGGGGCTTCAGGCTGTATAACCCTTGGCCACTGATACGGGAGCGCA